TCAGTTCCGGTCTTCGGAATGCCAGCCGCGCAGGGGGGCCTGCATCGGCTGGGCGGCCTGCAGGGCCTGGGCGGCCGTCGCCGCGCGGGCCACGGCGTCGAGCTTCTCCTCGATGCGCAGCAGCTGCCGGCTCAGGCGCTGGTCGACGTCGCGGATCAGCGACAGGGGGACGTAGGTGCGGGCGACCTCCAGCTTGAAGGCGGCCAGCTCGTCGCGGGTCCGCGCCAGGGCGCCGGCATCCTGCGGCGGGGAGGTCTCCTCGGGGCGGTCATGCAGGTGGCGGCGCAGCCCGTGCATCATCCAGAACAGCAGGGCGAGCATCGGCGTCTGCGCCACGGCAGCCAGGGTTTGCGGTTCCAGGTCGAAAGGCGGCATGCGGACCTCCTTCAGGGGGACGCGCGCAAGGCCGGCGGCAGGCGCCGGCCGCGGGTGGTTTCTCTCGAGGTTGTCGGGGGATCTCGGCGGAGCGGCGGACGCAGCTCGGGCCTTGATGCGGGCATCCTGCCGCGACGCTCGTTGCCGATCAAGAACAAAATAAGAACGTCAGAGACCCCGCCAACCCGGGCCGCGCGGCGCGGGCGGGGCGCCGGGCAGGCGGACGGGCTCGGCCAGCAGGCAGCCGGCGACGGCATCCAGCGCGTCGTCACGCAGCCCCGCGGCATCGGGGCGCCATTCGGCCAGCTCGGTGGCGAAGGGGCCGTCCAGCACGGTCGCATGGGCGAAGAGCTTTCGCGCCGCCATCAGCGGGTCGAAGCCGGCCAGGATCCTGTCCTGCTTCGGGCGATGGCTGTGGTGCTCGACGACGGCGCAAGGAGCGCCGGCCCGCGCCATCTCCCGCCGCAGCAGGGCGGGCAGGAAGCGGCCGATGCCGTTGGTCTCGACCCGCACCACCGGCAACAGGAAGGACCGCGCCAGGGCCGCGACCGCCCGGCATTGCTGGGTGGCGGGGTCGTCCGCCGCCTCGGGGTCGTGGGTCAGGTAGAGCAGGCGGTGCAGGTAGTGGTGCCCTTCCGCATCGGCGAAGCAGGCGGCCAGCACGCTGCCGTCGCCACGGCCGGGGCGGCCATAGGCCGGGTCCCAGAAGCCGCCGCCGGAGACCATCCGCCGCCCGAGCAGCTGCAGCACCGGCCGGCCGAGCGCCTCGCGATAGTCGAGCTCCTCGCGGTAGCGGATCAGCAGGGCGGGATCGAGCCGCGCCGCGCCGCCGGCCATCGGCCGCAGCAGCATCTGCCGGCCGAAATGCAGGGGCCCGACGCGGTCGCGCAGCTGCGCCACGGAATCGAGGGAAAAACGCTGCGGCCAGGCGCTGCGCCCCGCGGCATTGAGCAGCGGCACGACCAGCCGCCGGTACCCTGCCAGGAAGGGCTTTTTCCCGTCATCCGCAGAAGGCGCGCGGTAGAGGCTGTCGGCGCAATGCGGCGTGCCGACATAGAGGATCGTGCCGCCGGGCGTCAAAACAAATTCGGTCTCGGCCAGGCGCTCGCGCAGCGCCTCGCGCTTGCCCGGAGTGTCGCAATTCCCGGCGACCTCGACGTCGTCGCAGATGATGACGTCGGCCCGCGCGCCGGTGATGTTGCCGAAGAGCCCTGCCGCCAGCATCGACGGATCGCGCAGCGCGCCGCGGCGGGCGACGGTGAAGCGGTCCACCGCCCAGGCCTCGGGCGCCGGCGGCACCAGCCCGGCGCAGAGCGGATGGCGCTCGACGATGCGGCGCACCGTCGCCACCATCTTGGTCGCCAGCGGCAGGTCGGCCGCCAGCACCAGGATCCGCGTCTCCGGCCAGCGCGCCAGCAGCCAGGCGCAGTAGAGCCCGACCAGCGTCGACTTGCCGCAGCCGCGGAAGGCCATCAGCAGCAGCCGGGTGTCGCCCCCCGCCCGCCGCGCCTCGAGCCAGCGCAGGATCCGCCGATGCACCGCCGGCGTCCCCTGCCCTGCCTCGCTGTTCCAGATCCAGACGAATTCGCTGAGCTCAACCGGATGCTCCGTCATCGGAAGCTTGGTCCTCCTCATCGCCGTCGTCGGGCGGCGCGGCGAGGGCGCCGCGTGCCTGGCGCAGCAGGGCCTCGGCCCGGGCCACGCCATCCTCCTCGCCGGCCGCGGCGGGGCCGGCGAGCTTCAGCAGATGCTCCAGATGCGCCAGCGCCGATTTGGCGGCGGCATGGTGGGCGGCGAAGGCGCGGGCATCGTCATGCGCGCCGGGGGCCGGGCCGCGGGCGACGAAGGCGCCGTAGTCGTCGACCACCCGCTGCACGACCGTCTCCAGGCTTTCCAGCCCGGGTGGCGGTTTCTTCGGACGCTTCATGCCTTCACCGCCCGCACCCGGATGGTGCCGGCCGCCAGGTCGATGGCGTCGGTGTGGCGGTTCCAGGCGGTCACCGTGATCAGCCCGTCGGCGCCGACATTGGCGTGGAAGACGATGCCCGTCGTCGGCCGGCTGAAGGCGGCCTGGACGAAGTCGCCGGTGTGCACGCCGGGCACCGAGACGCCGATCTGCGCCGAGCCGCCGGCAGCGATGCTCGGCGGGTCCCAGGCGAGCTCGGCCACCAGCTCGCGCTTGCCATGCGGCAGGTTGGGCTGGCCGTAGAGCAGCGGCGGCGCGAAACCCGGGTCGCAATAGAGGCGCATCGCGCGCACCTCGTAGTCGCGCGCCAGCCGGGCGACGCCGATGATGGCATAGGCCACGCCGTCGCCGACCCGCAGCGTCTGCAGCCGGGTCAGACTGGCATCGGCATTGTCGGCATTGCCCTGCCACCAGCGCGGCGTCTCGGCCCAGGCCATCGACATGCCCGAGGCGCGGACCTGCGCACCATGCAGCGGCTCGGTGATCAGGGTCATCGCGGCATCGAAGCACTGCACGATCAGCCGCGGCTCGTCGGCATCGACGGCGAGGGCGAATTCCTTGCAGCTGCGCGTGTCGACGACGAAGCCCAAGGCCCGGCCGCCGGTCAACAAAACCCCCGAATCTGTCAGGGTGTAATTGTCCAGCGCCTTGAAGGAAAACTGGGGCAGAGTGGTCGGGCTGCCGGAGACATTGGTGGACAGCGCGGCCAGCTTCTCGAAGCCGGTCTCCGTCGCGCTCCAGCGGATGGCGGCGGCGCGCAGGTTCGGGATGTCGCCCACCAGCCGCAGCGCCTCGCGATGGCCGACCGCCTGGTGCAGCGCCCGCACCACCGAGCCGACACGGGTGGCGGTCGCGGCATAGTCGATCGAGACATTGTAGCCCTGGCTGGCCCAGGCGACCTCGTAGACATGGTCCTGGGCGCCGGCGGTGTGGCGGGCGACGAAGGGATCGCAGCCTTCCATGCGCATGCCGTAGACCATCACCGCGCGGCTGTTCACCTGCATCAGGAAGGGAATGCCGGTGCAGGGCTTGTCGCGCGACTGCAGCTCGAAGGCGGGGCCATGGAAGACGTGGCGGTTGTGCGCGACATAGGCGCCGGGCTCGGCCGAGAAGCGCACGCCGTAGCGGTCGCGATCGACATTGACCGACTGCCCATGCGCGAAGTGGCCGCCGTAGTAGCGGACGGACGTGTTCCAGGCGCCCGCCGTCTGGGTGCGCACATCGAGGCCGATGCCGTTGTTGACGATGCGGCCCAGATGGATGTTGCTGTCCTCGACGCCGCGCTCGACGCCCAGGCTGCGGATGCCGATGGTGAAGCCCTCGACCTGGCGAACCTCAACCACGCAGGAATCCAGGTTGCGCAGCAGCACGCCGATGTCGCGCTCGTCCAGCCAGTCGGTGATGGTGGCGCGCAGCACGCGGATGCCGTGGAAATACTTGGCCTGGTTGCGCACCGCGGCGCCGTCGCCGATGGTCAGCGCCGTCTCGCCGCCGGGGCCCGCGTAGAGAATGCTGCCCCGCATCACCAGCCCCGCCGAGGCGCCGGGGAAGACCAGCGGGATCGTCGTCCGGTGCGTGCCCTCGCCGATCTCCAAAAACTTGCCGGAGGCGCCGGCGGCGGCCATGGCGGCCTGCAGCGCCGGCCCGTCATCGGTGACGCCGTCGCCCATGGCGCCGAAGTCGCGCGCCGTCAGCCGCTCGGCCAGCTTGTCGGCGATGCTGCGCGGAATGGCGCCGCCGAAGGGCGCCTGCATCACCGGGTCGCGCGGCAGGGCGGTGGCATTGCCCAGCGAATCGAAGCCCAGCACGCGGTTGGCGCGGCCCGCCTTGTCCGGCAGCACCAGCGACGCGGGCAGGTCGTTGGGCGAGGCCCGCAGCGTGCCGGTCAGCTCCTCCCGGAGTTCCTGGGTGAAGGCGACCTGGCGGTCCAGCTCCTCGTTCAGCGTCGCCGCGCGCAGCAGCCCGTTCGGCTGGAAGTCGGTGATGCGCTGCACCGGCAGCACGCGGCGCAGCAGCAGCCGGCTGCCGGCGGCAGGGGCCACCGCCAGCGTCACGCTGCCGCCGTTGGAGCTGCCGGCGCCGCTGACCGCATAGGCCGAGGCCGGCTGCGCCACGCCGTCGATGCGCAGCTCCAGGTCGCTCGCCTCGAAGATCGGGAAGGGATAGACGAAGACGGTCTGCGCGCCATCCGCCGCGTAGTGGACACGCGGCGCGATGTCGCCGATGCGGATATGCTCGGCCATGCGGATCTCTCTTGCGGAAGGGTGGCGGGGACGGCGTCAGCCGGGCGGCGCTTACTCGAGCAGCGAGCGCAGCGCGCCGCCGAAGCTGTTGCCGGCGCGCAGCCAGGTGGTCAGCGACCCGTCGGCGTTCAGCAGCGAGCTGCGCCCGGCCGCCATCCGCGCATCAAAGCGGTCGGCGCTGTCGGCAGCGGCCTCGGCGGCATCCTGCTGCAGGCCTGCGGTGATCGCCGCCGCCGAGCCCTGGTCCGGGCTGACGCCGGCCGCCGCCAGCCGGGCGCGGGTGGAGGCCATGGTGCGTTCCAGCGCCGCCTCGCGTTCCCGGGTGTCGGTGGCCTGCTGGGCGGCCAGCTGCTGCTGCCGGGCGGCCAGCGTCGCCGCCTCCTGCTGCGACTGCGCCTTGGCCTGGGCCGCCTGCGCCTGGCCCTGGCGCACCGTGCCATAGAGCGAGGCGCCGGTGCCGATCAGCGTGGCGATGGGGGCGAGCTGGGCCATCAGTCGGTCATCCTCGTCTCGGTGGTGACGGAAAGCAGCGTCAGCGGCAGCGGCGTGTCGCCCTCGATGCGCCAGAGCGGCTGCAGGGTGTCGCGCCGCCAGCCGAAGCCGCGCAGGGTGACGTCGCCGGTGAAGCGCGGGGCCACCGCATCGAGCAGCGCGGTGTCGAGGCGGCGGAACGGCACCGGCTGCAGCCCGCGGCCGAGATCGACGGACAGCGCCGCCGTCTCCAGCAGGCGGAAGCCGGCCGCGACCAGCCGCAGCGGCCCGCTGCGCGCCCCGGCCGCGCCGCCCAGCTGCGGCGGCAGCGGCTCGATCACATGGGCGAAGCCGAGGCCGACCTGCAGCGCGAAGGCCTCCGGATCGATGCTGACGCTATCGGCGCCGACGCTGGCCGTGCCGCGCGGCGCGCCATCGGCCACCACCTGCACCACGCGCCCGGCGAGGTGGCCGAGCCCGGTCCAGGTCGTCTGCGCCACCGCACTTCCGCCGGTCAGCCCGGCATCGACGGCCAGCAGCGGGTCGAAACGTTCCAGCCGCACGCTGCCGTCGCGGTCGACGGCGCACCAGACGGTGCCGTCGATCTCGGCCAGCGACAGGAAGCGGCCGGCGGTGTCCTGCCGCGTCCAGGCGGTCACCTGCTCGGCGCGGTAGAGGGTCAGCGTCGCGAGCCACCCGCCGTTCATCGCCACATGCAGCAGCCGCCGCGTCTGGTCATAGGCCATGGCGACCGGCGCCTGCACCAGGTGCCGCGCCACCAGCGCCAGGTCGTTCGCCTGATAGGCCTGGGCGACATCCGTGTAGGCATATTCATGCACCGCCTGCCCCGACCGCGCGACGAAGATGGTGCTGCCGTCGACATCGACGGGCGCGATGCTGCGCGCCACCGGCGAGCCGATCCGCGTCTGCCGGTGCAGCTGGATCGAGGAGGGCGTCATCGGGTCGCCGGTGACCATCCATTCGGCGCCCGAGGTGAAGACCTGCAGGTGCCGCCCCGAGAAGACGGCGCGGATGGCGTTGACCTGGTCCGACAGCAGCCCGAACTCGATCGCCTGGTCATCCAGGCCGCTGCCCAGGTCGAAGTTGAACAGGTCGCCGGAGCGCGACAGCCACAGCCGGTTCGGCAGGTCGCGCGCGCCGCCGAGGACCAGCCGGTCCTGGTGGAAGCAGGCGCTGGCCGGCCAGCCGCGGGCGCCGCTGAAGGCAGCCTCGTCCCAGTCGGTGGTCGGCGCCGTCGACGGCAGGGTCTCTGCCAATTGCGCCGTCGCCGTGGTGGTGGAGGTCACCGACGACACCACCAGTCGCTTGCCATGCAGCCGCATCGCCGCGCCGACATGCCCCGGCTGGAAGAAATCCCCCGTGCAGGTCAGGGAAATGTCGCCGTCGGTGCCGCTCGGGATCATCGCGATCCCCGGCGGCAGGAAGCGGAAATAGGGAAGAAAAACCCAGTCCCAGCCGGCGATGCTCCAGCTGGTGTGGCTGGTGCGGGTGACCTTCTGCGGCGGCATCTCGGGATGCAGCAGCAGCAGCGTGTCAGCGCTCTGCGTCCAGGCCATCTGGTCGAGCATCGCCGCGGTCCAGGGCGCCGGGAGGCTCGCCACCTCGGCATCGCCCATGAAGACCTGCAGCCGCTGATGCGTCAGCGCCAGCAGGTAGGTCTGCTCGGTGTTGAACTCGAAGGCCACCAGCCGCGCGGCGCCGGGCAGCACCGCCACATGCCGCAGCCCGGGCCGGCGCGTGACCCCGCCGGTCGGCTCGATGAAGACATTGCGCAACCGCCGCGCCCCGTTCTCGAAGGCGCGCAGGTCGCCGCGGCCCAGCAGCTGGTCGCTGAGCTCGCCCGCGGTGAAGCTGGTCTTGATGCTGCGGCCGGCGGCCATCGCTCACCCCCTTGCCGTGATCAGCGGGAAATCCTGCAGCGCCCGCGTGGTCTTCTGCTGGCTGTCGACCAGCCGGGCATGGCGGAACTCCGCCTCCGCCAGGCGGTGCAGCATCTCGGCGCGGCTGCTGCTCTCGGTCAGCGGGATGCAGAACTCCGCCGCCAGCCGCGTCGCCAGGGCAGAGGCGAAGAAGGCGGGAAACACGCTCTCGTCGGGGCGAAACAGATAGGTCAGCGTGACGCGCGGCGAATCGGCATGCAGCCGGTTCTCCTGCAGGCGGTACAGCAGGCCCCTGCCCGCGCCCTCGCCGCCCGCCGACAGCACCCGCAGGAAATCCGCGGGCAGCTGGAACGCGTAAGAAAAGTCCGCGACGGGCACCGCCAGCAGGCGCGGCAGGTCCATCTGGCCCGAGGCGAAGCTCCAGGGGTGCGAGGACAGCATCGCATCCCGCACCGACGGATACAGATTGGCCGCCACCTCCGCCTCGGCGCTGCCCTCCTCGAAGGACGCCACAGGCTGCGCGCCGATCTTCAACAACGCCCGCGAGCACAGGACCAAAGCGGATAACGGCATCGGCCTTCTCCTCAACAGACAAAAAAACACGAGAGGGCTCCGCCCTCTCGCGCTCTCCCGCCAGGAAACTGAGTTTCCTGGACCTTCCATTATTCGAAGCAGCGCATGCGGACGACGCCGGCCGGGTCGATCAGGACGGCGCCCTGGCTCATCATGTTGTTGACGAAGTACGCGGCGCGATCGCCGTGCCAGGTGAGATCGGTGGTGATCTCCTGGGCGACGGCATGGCCGATGGCGGTCTTGTGGTAGAAATAGCAGAAGCGCAGGTCGCCGCTCTTGGTCAGGCCCGAATGCGGCATCCAGGTCGCGCCCAGCCAATGCTTCACCTGCGTGCCCTTCCAGGGCAGCTCGCTGTCGCCGACATACTGCGTGTTGGCGAACTCCTCGATCTGCATCAGCTCCGACCACTGCTTCCAGCCGACGACCGCGAAGCGCCCGCCATCGTCGGGCACGTCGGCGGCGCCCAGCATCTCGAAGGCCAGCAGCACCTTCGCCTTGGTCAGCCCGTCGGTGTCGGTGGTGCCGGCGGCGGTGTCGGTCGCCTCCTCGGTGCCGGCATCGAGCGCCGCGATCACCAGCTCGTCGGTCTTGCGGCCCAGCGCATAGGCCCCGGCGGCGGCGACCACCTGGCGCTCGTCGACATTGGTCTTCAGCTCGTCCAGCCGGTCGATCCACTCGCCGGCATAGTAGTCCTGCAGGAAGCATTCGACGGTGGAATGCGCCAGGTTCATCACCGGCACGGCGCCGTTGCGCGCCTTGGCGGCGGCGATGCCATGGCCGACGATCGGGAAGACGGTCGAGGCGCCGCGCACCCCCGTCTTGCTGCGCACGGTCGGGCGCAGCTTGCTGCCCTGCCGCTGATAGGCCTCGTGCACCTCGGACTCGAACTGCTTGATGAAGACCTGGTCAATGGAACCGGACATGCGGTGTTCCTTCGCGAAGCATCAGGTTTCAGGGGTCGTCATCCCGGGCGTGCGGTTCTCCGCCATGACAGGCGGCCGCGCAGCGCCAGGCAGGCCGCGGCGCCCACGAAGGGGTTGCGCCGCGGAAATCTCGGCGGCCGGGCCTTCAGCCCTGGCCGAACAACTTGCGGAAACCGTCGGTGACGCGCTTGACGTATTCCGGCTCGCGCGAGCGCCAGTAGCGCGGGTCGCGCATCATGCGGCGCAGCGCCTGCTCGTCGATCGCCTCCGGCGGCGCGGCATCGCGCGCCAGGCTGGGCTCGCCCTTCTGCATCATCCGGTGCAGCGCCAGCACGCCCTCGGCCGTGGTCGACAGCGCCTCGAAGACGCTGTTCGGCAGGTTCGCCTTGCCCCAGCTGGCGATCTGGCCGGCGATGCGCTGGAAGCCCTCGGCGCCGCCGAATTCCTGCTCCAGCTTGGCGCGCTGCTTCTGCGCCTCGTAATCGGCCGCGGCCTCGGCGATCAGCGGCAGCAGCCGCTCGGCCGCCAGGTCATAGACCAGCTGCACCTGGGCGCAGGTGAAGCCGGCCTCGTGCAGCCGCTTGTTGATCTCGGGGTCCGAGCCGCAGAGCGGGTGCTTCTCGTCGACCTCGTATTCCTCCGGCGCGGCGGGGACGCCGAGCGCCCGGCGGAAGCGGTTGCGCTCCTCCTCCGGCGCGTCCTCGCCGGGCGGCACCAGCCGCTGCGACAGGCGCTTCTCCAGCTCGCGATAGGATTTCAGCAGCGCCTCGATGCGCAGCGACTTGCTCTCGCTGTCCCAGAACTTCTCCGGGATCGCCTCGGGACGGGCCTCGTCGCTCTCGGGCGCGGGGTCCAGCAGGTTCTCGGCCATGCGGCGTCTCACTCCTCGGCGGGGGTCAGGATGCCGGCCGGCGCGGCGAGCGCGCGGGCCAGGTGGCGGGTGGCGGCGGCAAGGTCCAGCTGCGCCGTCGCCTGCGGGCCCAGCGCCGCCACCGCCTGCAGGAACAGCAGCGTGTTGGAGGCGTCGGCACGGCCCTGGACCCGCGCCAGCGGCGAGTCGTAGGTCAGCCGCACCTCGCGCCCGTCCAGCAGCAGCGGCGGCACCTCGCCGCGGCGGCGCAGGATCGCCAGGCAGCGGGCGACCAGCGGCGTCAGCAGCTCGGCCTGCAGCCGGCCATAGGTGGCGCCCAGCAGGCGGGCGGTCTCGGCACCGCGCTCCAGCACCTCGGTCGCGGTCATGCTGGGCTGGCGCGGGGCGGACAGCCGGTCGGCCAGCAGCGCGGTGCGGATCCGCGTGCGCAGGTCGGTCAGCACCAGCTGCGAGATGTCGAAGTTCCCCGGCGCCGCCAGCGGCGTCAGCCCGGCCGAGCCCGGCGCCTTCGGGATGATGGCGCCCGGCACCAGCTGGACGGTGGCCGGGTTCAGCACGCCGTCATCCTCGGCCTGCCAGATGCCGGTCGCCGCGATCGACGCGTTCTTCAGCACCAGCTCCACCACCTTGTTTCTTTTAGTTCGCAGCCCTGTGTCTGTTGCCTTTTCAGTGCGTTAAGGATACTTCAGCACAAAGCACAAGCCTGTGTATTTGCTGCTCTGCCGGGTAGAAGCTAGGGAGCTTATTCCGGATTCAGAACGGATTAGAGTGATGAAACGTATTGCCTTCTCCTACATGCGGTTCTCCTCGCCAGAGCAGGCACGCGGCGACAGTCTTCGGCGTCAGATGCAGAAGGCTGAGGAGTACGCTGCGCAGCAGGGCTGGGACTTAAATCGCGATCTGCGGGATGAAGGTGTCTCCGCATACAGCGGCGCTAACCTGAAAGGCGCGTTCGGCGGCTTTCTCAGAGAAATTGAGAGCGGCAACGTTCCGCGCGGAAGCATCCTGATTGTCGAGTCGCTCGACCGTCTGTCCCGTGCTCATCCACTTGACGCGCAGGCTCAGTTCCACGTTCTGCTAAAAGCTGGCATCGAGATCGTCACCCTTACCGACAGGCGGCACTACACCTGGGAGAGCGTAGCAAAAGAACCAACTCTACTTCTTGGTTCCATCATGGTCATGATGCGCGCCCATGAGGAGAGCGCAGTTAAGAGCCAGCGCATCAGGGAGAGTTGGGCCAACAAACGCGCTCGCATGACTGAGCATAGGGATAGCCCCCTCACCGCCGTATCTCCCAAGTGGTTAAAATGGAATGCTGAGGCAAAGAAGTGGGACCTAGTTCCAGACCGAGTCGCTGTGCTGCGTCGCATCTACAACATGACCGCCGAGGAGGGTCTCGGCATGGCGACGATAGCCAAGATCCTTAACCGCGAGGGGGTCCCCACCTTCACCGGTCGCACGCTCATCGAAGGTGTCACCCCTGGCTGGCAGCCAGCCACAGTGGGTCAGCTGTTGCAGCGACGGAGTGTCCTAGGTGAATTCCAGCCGCGCATCTCCGTCGCCCCCGGCAAGTTCAAACCCGACACGTCCGTGCCTGTCATCCGGGACTACTTCCCCCAGGTGATAAGCTTCGACCTGTTCAACCGGGTCCAGGCCGTTCGCCTGCAGAACGACAAGACCGGCAGCGGCCGCAAGGACACGCGGCACGGAAACATCTTCCGAGGCAAGGTCTTCTGCGCCGAATGCGGCTCTGTCGCGCGCTCCCGGTACGGCAAACCCCTGAAGAGCGGCGACCAGTACAACTACTATGTGTGTGCCGGGGCTCAGCGCAGTGCCGGGGAATGCACTAACAAGACGCACATCGATATCGACGTTATCGAGCAGGCGGTGTTCCAGGGCCTGAGGGCACGTCTCCAACTGGTGAAGAGCAAGCGCACCAATGGGGCCGAGGTCGAGAAGATCGCCGAGCAGCTGGCAGCCCTGGGGGAAGAGCACGGTCGCAAGCTTCGCCGCTTCGACACGCTCAGCGAGATGCTGGACGAGGAAGAAAGCGAGTCCATCCGCAAAGCTTACCGCGAACTTAGCCGCGAGCTTGATGGCTGGGACGCTCGGCGTGCCGAGCTGGAGAAGCGCCTCTCTGTAGCGCAAGGCTCCGGAACCATTGGCGAGATGATCGCAGAGGCGGATGCCATCATTGCGGAGGCTAGGAGCACCGACCGAGAGGTACGGCTACAGGCGCGCAACCGCCTCATGGTCTTCATGGCTTCGATCATCGGCCGGATCGACATTTACCCGGATAGAACGGCTCACGTTGTCCTGGCCGACAACAGCTTCCAATTTAACGTGGTCAAGGGCCAACCCACCGAATTGGCTTGGAAGCTCGACGGAGCAGAGGAATGGACCGTGCTCCGGGCGGACTACACCCATGCGACGCTGACTGAGGCGGATGGTGAGGCCGGCCTCCGCCGCCCGAGGGCGCACACCGGCTCCTACAAGAGGGCCGCGAACAGCTGGCCCTACCGACGGTCTGACGCGGCCGACTGACACTCCATCAAACTAAGCTGCTGACAGTATACCAATTTCGCCCGCCTTAGACAGAAAGCGAAAAACCCGGCCAGCCTGTAGGGCCCGCCGGGTCGTGTGTCAGGGAGATGTCTCCACTCGCCTTATATAGGTGTCATGGTCAGCCCCAGGTCAGCTTGAAGAGGGTCGCCAAGTCGGCGTCCGCGAAGACAAAGTGCGTCTCCTCTTCCGACTCTGGATTCGGATCTCTGAAGCTGTGGAACGTCGAGGGGTCGCCTTGGCTGGAACACCAGGCCATCCGCTCCAGGGCTTCATCCGAGTCGTCTGGAAAACCCGCCACCGTGACGAGGTGGTGCTTTCCCTGAGTCTGCTGGATTTGAGCCCGGATGTTCTTAAACATCCACTCCCGAATTTCTGCGCAGTGATGCCCGTCCCACCGGATGCCGTTTAGCTCCAAGTCATAAGCCCAGCTCCGTAGCTCCTCCACGTGGAAGCGGATCATCGTTGCAGACAGCTCGTGCCGTTCAGCCGGATCATAGGCCGGCACGCCCAGCATGGGACGAGGCGCTGTCACTTCGCCAACTCCACCTTGCCGTTGCCGACCCTGAAGTTCAGCTTACGCCCCTCGATGTAGCTGGCTGGATACCCAGCTTCCTGCACCGCTGCGATCACCAGCAGCTTCACCACCGCCTCCAGCTTGTGCTGCCACTTCATGCGCTGGTTGAGCAGCGACTCGGCCTTGTAGAAGGCCATCGTACGCTTCTGCGCCTTGCTGTAGCCGGCGTACGCCTCAGCGATGGCTTTGTGGCGAGCCTCGTAGTCACCTGCCCTGATCTGGCGCACCAGAGCCGGCGTCAGACGCTTCATCAGGTCAGCGCGCTCGGCCGGACTGTTTTTCCAATGCCGTGAAAAAGCGAACTCATACTCGGGTAGCGTTAGCTCAACCATTAAGGAGAGACCGGTCGCGGTGGTGAACGTTGCGTTTACGATATTTTTAATCATGGAAATTGCTTCGAAGGAACGGCCACCGTCCACCGGTGGCGCGAGACAGGGGGTTTGGTCTGTCGATCTGAAGAGGGGCTTTCACCCCCGCTTCGCTTACTCACCGGTGAAGGTCAGCTTGAAGAGGACGGCGTCCGCATGATCGCGGAAGTGGTAGACGTCCCACCACGCGTCTGCCTGCCGAACATCCGTTGCGCCTGGGCCGCTGCACCCCAGACCAAAACGAACGCGGCGCCAACGGCCTTCTGACTGGCTGCATTTGAACTGGCGCTTGCACCAGCGGGTACGGTCGTAATGCCCGCCCCCTTGCTCAGGCCAAGGTAGGGCGACGATGTGGGGGAGGCTGACCATCTGGGCTTGTGCCCGGTGGACCAAGCCTAACTGTCGCCGATGAAAGTCGTGCCAAATTGGGTGGTCGATGAGGCTGAATTGCTTCGCAATCGAATCGATATCAAGCATGGGTGAGCATTCCTGGGACCAAGCTGGTCGTGGTTCTGAGCTGACAGATTTTGCTTGCGGTTATAGAGCGCTATGGTTCGCTAATGTGCGCCGCCGCTCGGCTTCGTTCTGCTTTGCCAGTTCGTCGGCAAAAATCGGCCTCGCTGATATACGATCAGCAGCCACCTCTAGGACCGCGCCGACCGCATTCGGGAACTTACGCGCAATACCGAAGGCCTGAATAGCTGCACCGGCCAGCTCAAGTGCAGTAATACTGAGCGTGGAGTCCGGTAGACGATTGCGGAGGACCATAGAGCGAAGCTCGTCTTTAACGGCCTCTAGCTGGCGCAACTTCTTTCCGGACAGCTGAATAAGATCAGAGCCTGCGCTTAGCAGCGCGGGGAGACTCGCATCGAAGCGGGCCAACGTGCGCTGGTCGGCAATGATAACGACATGGAACGGAGACATAGGCAGGGCACCCTATATAGCGAGGTGCTGTGCATAACTGTGGCTGAGGAAACCTCGCTGGCACACGGCATCATGCACAGCTTCCCCCAAGTTGAGGAAAGTTGTCTGATGCCGGGGCCCACTCCCGACGACTTCCCCCATTTCTCCGGGTTCAGTCCTTGCCGCTCTCATTGCACGGCCTTAGCGGCTGCCTTGCAGGCACACCGCGCCCTTTACCCAAAACCGGCCGAGTCCCGTATCGCGCTAGGCAAACGAGTTAGCTCTCGCTAGCCACCTAAGCGCAGACCACATGGGGCCGCTTTGGAGCCGACCCTGACGCGTTTCCGCGTTGCAGGTCTGGTAAGTGACAGCATTTCTGCTGCCGATGTTTTCAACCCCCAACAGCTAAGCCGGAGGCAAGTGGGACGGTATGTCTGCCATAGTCCTCGGTACCCGGTCAAGCCCTATTTTGAGGGTCTGCAAGGGGCCGCTGTGCCCCTGCGCTCCGGCGGGAGTGTCGAGGGTACAGCCGCCCTGCCCTCCCCCTGTACGGGCCGGAATGAGCGGCTGACAGGCTCATCAGACGGAGCTTGATAGCAAGGCGGCCAACAAGGGAGCCGCCCCATGTCCGACCTCCAGACTGAGCTTGCTCACTTCACCGGCACAACGCGCTGGTACCGTCTCGACCGGCGGATGCTTTTCACCGATGGCGTAAAGCACCTGGCCGACAGAGCGAACTGCTACTGGCTGCTTCAGCTGATCGGGTCATTCCAACACCTGCAGGAGGTCAAGCGAGAGACTTGGCAGAGCTGGAAGCTTACCGTCACGCCGGACAAGGAGGCGCTGATCGTCATGACCAATGGCCGAACGCCAAAGACGATTGTCGAGCGTCGTGTGGAGTACACGGACTTCCCACTGCGCGAGATGACGCTTTGGGTTGAGGAGGGTGACGGCGAGCAAATGGTGATCCTGCTCCCGTCCGAGCACTGAGCAGGAGGCGATAGCAGCGGTCGCAGAAGGGACGGATGCCTCGCCTAATGTCCTCAACGGCTGCCACAACGCACCCCCTCAAATTCCTAAAGTTGCATGAGCTGGACAGACAGTGTTCAAGTGAGAAAATTTTGGTGCGAGGATCCATGTTCGGCTTTTTTTCTAGCAGACGAAATAGAATTATAGATTCGTACTTGCTAGCAATGATCCGGTCGGGTAAGCAAGAAATCGATGTTCCCGAATTATATTTCGAAGCTGCATGCCGTTATGCTCTAGATAATGGAGGCAAGCTTTATGACGACATGCGTGACTCTATTATCTTTGATAAAGTTTTTCATGGAGAAAATTACTCGATTTTTTTTCACATTGGCCGAAGAGGCAAAGGAACAAACATCACCATCAACAAGCAGCCGTCAGCTTACGACATAGTCCACGAAGATATTCTTGCGACCGTGGAACGGGGCAAACAAGCTATTGCCCAAGGCCGCGCCAAAAATCGAACGAATCAAGCAGACGCGGACCCGCGAAGCTCGTCTGCACTTGCTGAGGCCACTCGTGCTGAGGCCACTCGTGCTGAGGCCGCTCGTGTTGAGGCCGCTCGTGTTGAGGCCGCTCGTGCTGAGGCCGCTCGTGCTGAGGCCGCTCGTGCTGAGGCCGCTCGTGCTGAGGCCGCTCGTGTTGAGGCGGCTCGTGTTGAGGCGGCTCGTGTTGAGGCGGCTCGTGCTGAGGCCGCTCGTGTTGAGGCCGCTCGTGTTGAGGCGGCCCGTGTTGAGGCGGGTCGTGCTGAGGCGGCTCGTGCTGAGGCCGCTCGTGTTGAGGCCGCTCGTGTTGAGGCGGGTCGTGCTGAGGCGGCTCGTGCTGAGGCGGCTCGTGCTGAGGCGGCTCGTGCTGAGGCCGCTCGTGTTGAGGCCGCTCGCCGTGAGCAGCGTCAAATACATGCCGAGCATCCCGCATCCGCGCCTACGCAATCAGCTTCAGTTTTCCGCCACCACGTTTTGGAAAGCCTTCGCAGCCGCAAGGTAACAAAGTTCGAGTTGGCCGCAGCGCAGGAGTTCCTTAGCTTCTTTGCCGAACGTGCAACACCAGTGCCGCCCAAGATAGAGGAGCATGACGCACGTCTGATCTGCTTCGGCTTTTTCGACCTCAACGGTACGGGCATCATTCTAACGCTAGCGGTGCTAGTCGGTAATGAGGCGACCATCTACGTCGCTGGAACCTTGCCTGTGCCTCAGGGGGAACTTCCTACGAGTTTCCTCAGGGCAAATGCGCAAGAGCTCTCCGCATTTTTGGAAGATAGATTCTCCGAATTTCGAGACTCTGTTGTTGTGCACATCGTCGATCGGAAAGGCTAGTAGTCTTACAAGCGATACTTTGTGCGCATCGGGCTACTTGCCCGGGCCTATGGTCGGAGTAAGAAGGCAGCATGCTGAGATGGCGGCTGCCGAAATGTCCGCTCGAAAACTCATCCCACGCAGATTGTAGCAGTAGCATAGGCGCCAGCTTTGACTGCCGCCTATGCGATGGATCCCCTTGCCTTTAGAGGCATCCAAGCGGTCAGCCGAATGTCAGTCTAAAAAGCATCGCGACGTCGCGTTCGGGGAAGACGATTGTTAGACCTGCCAGGCCCCAGGGTGTTCCCTGGCTGAATTCGTAGCTGCGGCAATCCGTCTCCTCGAGCCAGTCGAAAATGGCGTTGTAGACCGGATCGCCGATGTGCTCAGAGCTGATGTGAATGACGATCCAATCGTCCTGTGTCGAGAAAAATGGAAATACCATCTCCCACTCAGGATCGCCCTTTTTCACCACACGGACGTTCACCGAGTTCATCGTGCGGATAGTTTGCTGAACAGATCAGCCAGCTTTGTGGCGGCCGCTGCTAGCTCGCGGAATGCGTCTGGCACAGCCTGCTCAACAGCATCAGCAGCTGGAACAGCGACGGGTTGTGCGGAGGGCATCACCTGCACCGGCCCGGTCTGAATGCTGCGAGCAGCGCTGTCGCCCAGAGGGATGGCGTGAAACGCAGACGGCACATTGATGCCGCGAAACTTCGCGTTCCTGATAATCCAAACGCGGCGGGCTTCGGTGATAGTGTTGGCTGCCTGAAGGGACTTCAGGGTGTCGAGAGGGACGTTCTTGTATGCCTCAAGCACGCGGTCATCCTTGATTACGGCAGCATGAAGTTTGTTTAGCAGTTCTTGTACTAACGGGTTTACGACGTTCTCCATGGCAATCTCCGTGACCGCAAAGCTTGATCGCTCTGTCTGTTCTCAAAGATATTTAATGGAGAACGCCGAAATCCGCGCTCAAACGGGTCTGTTTCGTTAGCTCTTGCGGATGTGCGTGGTGTAGCCGTGCTCACTTAATTCCGGCACGCTGCTGCTATGAACGCGGCTTTGCAAGATCAGGGAAGCTGCTTCAAGCCCAATGTCATTCCACACCAGCCACACGAGCGTATTTCCCAAGGCAGGCTTGCCTTCGCACTGCCGGTCGGCTTCTGCGTATAGAGGGCTGAACACGTAACGCGCGTTCCGGTCGTCAGGAGCAGCGACAGTGTCCTTGATGTAGCTCCCCGCCAGCTGCTCGTAGCACCAGTCGTTCCATCCTCGTGTTGCACAGGGAAGCATCTTGGACATCGCGATTTCAAAGCCACGAAAGCAGAGATTGTAAGCGGCCAACTGCGGAATGCTGAGGCGGCCACGTACACTGTTGTCATTCTCGTAGATCTCTAGCTTCGCGGTAAACGGTCGCATCAGGAAGCCGGGCAGCCGAACAGTATCCGGACGCTGCGGGTTGCTTATCGTTTGTCCTTTTCCCAGCAGGGCGCCGCTTTCAATCGCCTGCTGCATTGCTCGTGCATAAGTTGGGTCTTGATACAACTGATTGTCTGGATCAAAATCGGTAACGGGCACCTTGCTCACATTCTGAGCCTTCAACGTCCCCTCGATGATCTCCTTGGCAATCTGACGGGCCTCCGCATCAACAGCGGCTTGCTCCTGCTTTGCCAAAACCTTCTTCCTGACCTCATCCATTTTCTTCATTCACTTTACTCCTAGGTTGGCAATCTTCTTTGCTTCATAGCGCTCACGGTCCCGCTTTGCGCGATTGGCTTTTTTGACCTCATCCGGCAAGCGAGGACGACCAGCGCCGCGCGCTGTGAATTCCACCTCGGGCAGCTGGCTCATCTGCGAGTTGGGGAACACTGCCTGGAAATATTCAGCGTGCTGTCGAGTTGGAACGACGATCTTCGCCATGCCGCGGTATGTCCGATCCCGCAACGCGATGCGCATGGCACCCTGATAGTAGGCCAGGAAGTTTCTGGCGTAGTCGATGTCGTTAGGCGAGATACGCAACGCCTCAAAGAAGGGATAGCAGTTGTCGTCCATGTTGTACGCGCCGAACAGCGCCACGCCGGTAAGATGCTCGTACTCGGTGTTGATGCCGTGCGGCCTGTTCGGGATTCGGTTTTCGTCTGGTAGCCCCAGCCTGTAGGAAACGTCCTTGTTGTCCATCCAGCCAAATTCACTGCCGTCGAACAGCTGATCTACAGCCGCAGCGTAAGCCGCGACGCGAGTGGTTTTTCCGTCACGCGGGTCTAGCTTGACCTTCGAGCGAGTGCCGTATCTGAAGCCATCATCGTAGGCGTAATAGATCTCGACCTGATGCCCATTGGTATGGCTGCTGTTCGATACCTGGCCGCCGAGCCTTGGATGGTTGGTCATGCCAAGGCCCAGCCGATCCCACAGCATTGCGTGGAGGCTGCGTTCGTAGAAAGCGCCCATGAAGGTCACGCTCTCATAGCCGCGCAGCACATCGCCGTTGATCACGGTGTGGAAGCGCGTTTGCAGCGGCTCCTTTTCAGCTAGGAGGTCGTCCCATTCAGTTCGTAGAACCAGCACCATACGGCTGCTGTCGAGCAGCGCAGAGGCCAGCTGAACGAGCGGGGTCCATAGCTGATCCTTCATTCCCTTATCAGCGATCTGGCGGAGGTATTCCCGACTGCTCTTCTTGGCTGTCAGATGCAGAACAGCTTCGAATCTAGGTAGTTCGCTTGATCGCACATGGCTGGTTATCTGTGCATGGCTGTAGGGCATACTGATTGGGAATGTCTCATACACGTTCATCTCTTCGTCGTAGAAGACTGTTATGCCACGTCGCATGTTTCCTGGGATGCGCTTGAACGCTTCGTGCGTGATCAGCAGCGCCGTTGGAAGGCCGGCGGTGGATGAGACAAGAACCTGCGTCACTCGATCATGCACTGACTGGCTATCATCTTCCGTGCCATACAAAGCAATCGGCTTGATCTTGATACCGGCCGCTTGGAGGAACGAGGAGAGACGGCGTTCCGTCTGCTTCAGCAACTTGATGGTGGGAAAGGCGAGGATAACGTGCTTGCCCTGGCGCATGAGATCGCATGTCTCTTGGCAGGCAGCATCGGTTTTGCCAGCTGCGGCTGGTCTTGAAAAAATGTAGGTAGGCATGGAGGTACTCTTTCTTTTTGTCTTTGCTCTTGCGGGTGTCGGCCCGAGGGGTGCGCTCTCATATGTCGGTGGTGAACAGAGAGAAGAAACTGTCCGACATATTTTGAGCAAAGCGCCAGGCTCATGACTTCCTGACGAACTCTCTGTCCACGTGACTACTTATATTAAATTCACAGAAATAGAACAATAAAGAACCTGAATGTCAGGCAGACATTTGTGCTTGGGCGATGCACTGGTTTGCCAACACTCAGAGAGTGTCAGCCTACGGCTTCAAATCTCTCTTTACCCAAATGGATGAAGCAACAGTGAGTAGATGGATCATCCAGCGAATAAGGCGTAAGCAAGAAGCAATTCATGGAAGCCCATGACGAGCTGTCGCTAATCCATCAGATGGCATAGCCATCGAGCCGTATTGGGATCACTCATCCAAGTGGATTGCTTTTCGCCCTTGGCGATTAATCCATCTGTAGAGTTGAGTTCTCACCCCTTTCTTTTTTACTAATAAGATAAAACGTGAACAACTAGCAGCTAGCTCGTGAGTGCTGGCGAACCCACGGCCGAACCTTCATCGAAGGATCTTTCCTTTAGCAGATCCAAGGAAAGCGAATGACGCAGGGGCAAGGCGACAACATGCTCTGAGGAACACCAACCCTCGGAGTTCCACATGAAGGCCGTTGCCCTAGCTCTTGCCCTTGCCTGCTCCCTAGCTGCCCAGCCTAGCCAGGCCGCGCCCACAACCCTCGACACATCCAAGCCCGTCTACACCTCCGGCTTGGTGTTCATCTGCCCCAACCGTGCTGACCTCGTGCGGGTGACAACGCTGATCGCGCAGGACCGAGACGTGCCGGATATATACAATCGGAAATGCGCCACCCTCGTTGGCGTCGAGGGCATGCAGGTGACCGTGATGGAATACCTCCCACGCATTGGTCCAGTGCCTATCGTCTCCGGGCACCTACTGATGCCGAACGGCGGCATCAGTGGGCTTGTCCACATTCCGGCTTGGATGCTGAAAAACTGACAGTCCCGCCGCTCTGTAGCTCACTGCGCCTCTATCCTTCGATCAGCAGAACTCATCCACAAGCCGGAACCGGCTTCAGGTCTCGTCACACGACCTAGCCACGGAATGTCAAAAAACTTTTAATGGTCTAGTCTAAGCCTCTTCCCAAACACAATCGATACGAGTTATCATCCAAATTCTTCTTGCATCGGTGATCTTATGCGGCGGAATTGGTGTTTGGGGTCGGCACTCTTCGGCGTGCTTAGTTTTGCAAGTTCAGGACATGCTGAGTGTTTGGGTGAGCCGCCCTACCGTGTCTGCTCCTACAGCTACACGGCGCCTAATGGCGACATCAGCATTCGCTCTTCGGACAGCATGGGCAATAGCTATTCCGTCGATACGACCACGCGCCGCCTGCCCGGCAACGGGACGGAGATCCGATCGAGTGACAGCATGGGTAACAGCTACTCGGTGCGGTCGTGGACAGATGCACAGGGAACTCACTCGGTGGACAGCATGGGAAACCGCTGCACGATCACCCCGCGCGGCGTGATGATCGGATGTGGACAATGAGGATCGTTCTGCTCGCCCTGTTTGGCACACAGCTGGCGATCTGCCCTGTGCGAGCCAGCCCACAAAGCTTCGTCGCTGAGATGGACGAGTTGAAAATTTCCGCTCTGTCTTGCCAGGCGGAGATTGCTGCCAACGGGCGCGCAGGATCAGCATGTTCGTATATGCAGGATTCTATGCAACGCGTGTATCGCGGCGGCGACGTACAGACCTACATGCGGGCTCGGATGGCAGCCGGCGATCTAAACGAGGCGACCGGGCCCTCCTTCATGTCGGCCTTCTCGGAAGTCCTGAAGGCATTGAAGCTTCAGACACCTTAAAAGTAGTTGGTTGAGCAAAGGTCCCAGCCGTCTGGGATGAAACCTTCGCTTTTGTCAGCGACGTCTTGATCACCCATCAGTCGGCGGAGGACCTTCAAACCGTAAGGTCCTCCGGACGCCGACCAACGCTCTTAGGGCATCTGCACGCCCGGTGCCCCTCTCCTGCAGGGGCTTGCCGTTCCATCGCCTTCCGCACATCGGCCGTTAGAGGCTCTTGTTGATCTCCTGGACTGCACGGGCGAAGACGTAGGGGATGATGGCACAGGCCGCGGCGATAGCGGCTGCAGCCGCTTCCTGCGGGGCGCTTTTTGCGCCGAAGATAGCCATCAGCAGCCAAAAGCCGCCAATAAGCGCACCGATGATTGTCAGAACGTAGAAGAACTTGACCATGCCAAACGCACTCCCTGCCGTCGATCAATGCGAAGGAGGAATAACCCAATTGGCTGAGCATGGATAGACGTCTAACTACGAAGGCGCAATTGCCTGCTGATGCTTAGCTCCTCGGGAGGCAACCCGTTGCCGCAACGACCTGACCACTCTACATCAGAGGCAATAGTTATCGCGCGACAGCCCGACGTTCCTCGCTGATAGAGGCATAAAATGGACCGAAAACGAGTCAAGTTTACTATCGAGGTGAGTGGTTCGCCGCGAACCATTGCCGTGGTGGATCAGGTTATCGACGGTACGTCGCCAGGTGACCTCAGGGTTTTCGTCAAGCACGGTCGAGACTCGCTTGAACCGCCGACAGCCTCTGGGCTCATTCAGCGACGCGGCATTAAGAGCCAGAAATTCTCAGTCCATCAATCCAACGACAGTCCAAAAAGAATCAATCTCATCAAGAAAACTGAGTTTCAGCGACCTGAAGGCGGCGGTAAACCTAAGCCTGTTACAAGAGTCCACTACACGACGGCGCTCAAGCACCACAACATATTTGCTATTGTTACCACTCGCGCATCAGCCGATTTGACTGATGAACGCTACAACACATCAGCTGAGGATGCTCAGACGATATCGCTGGGTTCCTACTCCCCAGACGAAACCACTCTGTATTTCTCCATCCTCGTGAGTCGTCCAGGCCGAAAGTTTGTGCGGAACAAAGAATGCGAGTTTTTTCAAGAACGGCAACTGGCTTTTGAGAGGTTCCATGTGACGTTCATTTGGTGTTTTGTTCCCGGCAAATCTCCGCCGTTCAGTGTCCCTGCAGAAATAGAAACCCAAGCTCCTGAATTTCCGGAGGGTCATGCGAACTTTAGGGAGGCTGACATGGATACGGGTGTAAGCGAGCGGCGTTTTCCAAAGCTCTTCACGCACATTGCTGAACGCGCCCGTGACATACAGATGCACCTCCTGGTGGAGGCTGGTCTCCTCACTCCTAACGAGGCTAAGGGCTGTATGCTCTTCCCTTACATTCCAACTTCGGACATTGGTTCGCCCCTGGCAAGGAAGCTGTTTCGCAAACGTTTCGCCACGTTGAAGCGCAAGGGCTTAATATCCCCGATTTACGCCAACTATCTCCTGAACCCCGAATAGCTCAAGTGCTGGGACCACTTATTGCCGTGGTGGCAGCCAAAGCCTGCGGGCTGCCTCGCGCCAGGCACTGAGTCGCGCCCTTGCGCCAGCCGCTCCCTTCTTTACCTTGGGCCAACGCTCCCTTAACCAAATCTCAATGCTGTACCGCCCGTACTCAGTCCGGTTCCACATTGCTCTCATTTTGAGCCAAAGCCTTCTGCGGTAGCTCCATAACGTGAGGTATTCTCCGCACGCCTCGGCCAACGCATATTTCGAATGAGCTGCCGCTGTAGCAGCTTTTCGATGCTCGTACTCTGCTTTCTTCAATGAACCATAATCATCCCAAATGTTGTCAAGGTAATTCGCACTCATGGTCGAATAAAGAAGCAACGCGCTCTGTAATTCAAGGCAGCGCGCCTGAACGTCGGGGCCGAAAAGAAAGCAAACTTCGAGCTTTGCTTGATGGAAATCCTCTTTGACGATGTCCACTGAACTGCGTTGCGATATCGCCGCTTCGTACTGATCCGCAAGCTGCATGATCTTGCGGTAAGCCGCAAAGCGCTTCTCAAAGTAGTCCAGGCGGTTTTTGCGGAATTGACTGTACCCTACGAAGGCACCAACACCTAACGTCATCAGAGCTGTTATGCTCGTAGGCGCCAGCCAAGATGACTTCTCGTCCCTGGCCTGTCGGTGATCCTCGGGTAGAGCTTTCTTCAACACCTACCGCTTCCCTCCAGGTCGTTGCCACTGTGCTAGGGGAAGCTCAAGCCGAACGCCAGGGGAAGCTGGCGCACCTGGTAAGTAGGCGATGACACAATGGATCATCGCCCCCGGAATTAACCCTGCCGACTTTGCCGGCTTCGTCTACCTCATTACCGCACCCAGCGGCCGCCGCTACATCGGCCGGAAATACCTTGAAAGCCGCCGTCGCAGGAACGTCAAGACCAAGCCGGGTGCCAAGAGTGCCAGGAAGACGCAGGTCGTCAGGGCACAGAGCGACTGGCAGACCTACTGGGGAAGCTGCGCAGAGCTGCTCGCGGAAATTGCTCTCCTCGGGGAAGATAAGTTTACCCGCGAGATCCTCCATTGGTGCCGCACTAGGGGAGAGACGAATTATCGAGAGGCAGAGGAACAATTTTCCCGCCGGGTGCTAACAGCCCGCCTGCCCAATGGCAGCCGCGCCTATTTCAACGGCAACATCCTCTGTAAGTTCTACGCGCCCGACGCTTGAGCCTAGCTGCTGCGTAAATATGGGCATGACCCCAAGTGAACCCTCCCCCAGTTTCCCACCCGAGCTAATCGCCTACGGGCGAGGCAAGGTGCCAGTTGTCCATTGGCGCTACAAAGCAGCGAAGCGACGCGAGCTAGCCGCGGACTATAGCGCCCTCAGAACCCTGCTGGATGCCCGCCAGCACCAGGCGCCGCTAGCTGCACCCCAGAGCCCCCAGGCCGCCTATAAGGCTCCTCCTGTGTCCCCTCTACCAAAGGACGATAGCGCGGAGACAACTGCCTTGCTGATCTAGCTGGAGTGCAAGCCACCCGTCGCGCCTGTCGAGGATCCACTTCGCAAGCGACCGTCGAACGCCTGCATCAAATGTCCCGGTCCACCACCGAAGAAGGTGACGTACAACGGCCTTACCATGACGTGTTCGGAGTGGAGCAACAAACTGGGCATCCCAGTTGCGCGCCTTCAGCAGCGGCTCAAAAAGGGCATGCCTCTAAGCCGGGTATTCGACCGAGCCGTAGCACCTAGCTCGCCGCTCCCACCGATTGAATGTCACGGAAAGCAGCTAAGCCGCGCGGGCTGGGGGAAACACCTAGGCATGGGTGCATCTCGGCTCAACGCCCGCCTCGCACGCATAGACCTTCCCCTGGAACTGCGTCTCAGCCACCATCCGCTTCCAAAGCCGCTTACTGGTCGGAAACCAAAACGGCCAGATGCCGAATGACCACCATTGCTAACCTGCGTCATCCCCTTGGGAGCCAGCTGATGCCCCTCACCGCTGAGCAACAAGCCAGCCTCCAGAGAGAACACTCGGAGGAGCTCGAACAGGCAGAAGCCCTGCTCTTCGAGATGGACGCGGCAGCACTAAGGTTCGTCAACATCCCAAGCTTCACTGACCGCAAGGATGTCATGGCCTGGTACATCAACGAGGTGAGCGTTGGAACGATGATCTCAACGCTGAGCGTGCTGAACCACTACAAGAGCAGAGCAGAGCCAGACGAGCGCGCATCACTAGTAGTGGTGATCCCCTTCTACGAACACATGGTCAATGCGAAGCAGCTTGAGGCTGAGATGCAGGAGATCGGGCGTAGGCCGCATTTGTAACAGACCCTCTAGGCCTAGGCACCAGCAATGGCTATCCTGCTGCCAGGTGGAGGACGGCTATGGCGAAGGCTTTTCGGTACCAGCGCTATCTGGACGACAAGGGCGTTACTCCAACCGAGTTCAGCAGACTAACTGTTACCGAGAAGCTGCCCTATGTGGAGTGGTGGCTGAACAGCCATTTCGACAAATACGACCCCGGCTACGATGACACATCCATGGTCTTATCCGGGGGAACGCCGATAGGCGTCGGAAGACTTTCAGGAGCTCCAAAGCCCGCGGGCAATCCGATAGATCCCAAAGAAGCTGTAGCGCTCTTCCCCGAGTGGCTAACACGGTCTGAGATCGCCGAGATTGCGATGGTGCTCACATCAGAGGGTCGTGCCAACACGCAATGGTTCGAGCGACCCTCCATACCCCTGCCCGCGATCAGGCATCAATCTGGAATTCGGAAGCTCAAACGAGTAGAGCGCAACATCGAAACGTACAACCGGCCAGCCGGGAAAACCTTTGGGCAGTTAAGTGTTGCTCGAAAGCTGGCGTTCATGGACACGTGGCTGAACCGGCACTTTACTAAGTCAGAAGCAGTGATCGCCCGTCAAGGCGATGAGATGGACTCTACAGAGAACCTCTACCGCCAACCCATGCAGCGGGACGGTGAGCCGTTCTCGCCCGGAGGGTCAGGCCTCAACACACCCGATCTTCTAAGGTCCTACTTTCCGTTTCGAATCACGGATGATGAGCTGGCCGAAGCGGTAAATCAGTTTGGCTTCACGTCATGGGAAGGCGACCTCCTTCGAACCATGGAGGCGAGGTGGCACCTTCGCCCCGAATACAGCTTTGAGAATTTGAAGAATGCTAGGGCTAAGCAAACCAAGGCTAGGAGCGAGCCAGCTTATCGCGTTTACCGCGACGACGATGACACGACAGGCAAGACACTCAATCAGCTCAAGAGGATGAGCCGCGACGCCGTCGAGCCCTATCTTGTCCACTGGTTTTACCAAAACTACGAAGACCCTGTTCACAGCCTGCCGTACATTGGCAGCGAAGGCGGATACCAGTGGATTAACGGCGAGCCAGCAGACGCCGCTGAGGTACTTCAGGGCCACTTCGGCGATCACGTTGATTATAGAATCGTCAATGCCATTGCAAACCGGATTGAGGCGAAGAGCGGAACCGTTAAATGGTCTAGGATCGACGATGGATCTGGTTACGAGGCCCGAGACTTTGGAGATGAAACAGCATCTCGCAATGAAGCTTTCATACGCTCTATCTTCAACGATGACACCCTTGATAGTCTCATCGCTTACGTCCAGAACTCTCCGAGCGCATTCATTCCCTCGAACGAAGAGCTACTAGCGCGGGAAGAGCTTAGGACAGCAGCTAGCCGTCTGAGCGGTGCAATTCGACTGGAGCGCCGCAGTAACCCGCTTATAGGTCATAACAGTGGATCTCTGACGGATGACCTAGAGCATGCCCAGGCAACTCTCGAGATCTCAGTTCAGGTTGAGAGGGAGTTGTCGGCGCCGCAACCCGATGTCGGTCGTATCGCTAAACTTTTGGCTGCAGCCAAGCTTTGTGGCCGCTGGATATTCGGAAAGGTCGACAAGTACGCGGACAACTTCGCAGCAGAAGCAGGAAAGAACTCCGCAAGGGTCTTCGTAGGCGGGGCAACTGTGTACGCAGCGACGTGGGTGCCTGAGCTGGCCAACCTCCTGCAGAAGGCAGCGCCCTGGCTAGCGACGCTCATCAAGTAGAATAGCCAATCTCAACTGCGCCTACTGGGAGACTGAAGCTTCAGCCAACCTGGCGTAGCTCCGCTAGTTCCTGTGTCGCCTTAAATACGAGGCACAGACATCAGGAGGTTGCGATGGCGAACAAGAACCCTGCGCTTAAGGGACGGCGACGAGGTCAGCTCAACAAGAGCACCATCGAAAAGGAACAGGCCGTTGTACGGCTGCAAGATTGGCTGATCGCATCGGGTCAGGCCAAAGCATCCGACTTCGATCCGTGCGACAGCCTGACTTGGATGGAAGTGATGTCGCGCGATAATCGCCTCCCCATGCAGGAGCGCCGTGAGTTCGCTAAGTCCGTAGCTCCGTACCGCTACGCTCGCAAGAACGCCATTCAGGTTGATCCGCATGAGGATGAACACGACATTGTAGGCATGTCCGATGCAGAGCTAGAACAGCTCAAGCACGAAGCAGCTGGCATCGTGCGGAACATCATCGAGCATGACGGGTCAGAGAACGTCGCTGAGGGCAATTAAGCCCCTGAGAGCTAGCTGTGCAGCACCTAGGCCCTAGAACCCGCTAGCGACCCCTTGTAGGCCCTCACAGACCCTGCCTGAACAGCGAGAGGGTCTTAGCAGCGATGACAATCTCATCATCTGTCCACTCGCACGGCGGCTTTGTACCCATGGGCGAGTTGCGGAGCATGTCTCGCACAGCGCCAAGCGTTGAAGCAGCTACGGTTTGTTCTCCTGCTAGCCTTTGCTTGAGCAGAATAGCTCGCAACGAAGGCATCGTGTTGTCAATTAGCATTGCAGATCTTCATCACTGTGTTGAGGGCAATGGAGTAAGCAAACTTCTGCTGCACAGAGCAAATGGTTTTTCTGTAGCTGATGCCCTGTGCCTTCAGATCCAACACATGAGCAACAATCTGCTGCTGCTCATCGTCCCGCACCAGTAGCCCTTCAGCATCAACGGCAAAGCCAAACGGCACTTTTCCCCCAAGGTATTTGCCACGGGCGCGTTGATCGGCCTTGGTAGTGGACACTCGCTCGCTAATCCGATCGCGTTCGCTTTCGGCAAACACGGCGAGGAGCTGCATCATCATCTTTGCATTGGGATTGTTGATAACGTCGCCGCCGAAGTCGATTACATCCAGCGAGATCCCCTGCTTCTTGAACAGCTTAATGGTGTTGAGCGCGTCAGCTGCGTCGCGAAACATGCGGTCGAGCTTTGCAGCTACAACCACGTCGCCCTTCCTGAGAAGCCCGCTGAGCACCCTTCCCTGCGGGCGGCTAGCCAGGGGTACCGAACCGGACACACCGGCCTCAGTGAACACCTCAGGGTCCTCTAGACCCTGCATCATGCAGTAGCCGCGCACTTGCCGCTGCTGCACCTCGAGGCTCTCACCCTCCGCTACCTGCTGCTGCGTTGAGACCCTTGTGTAGCCATAAACTGTCATGTGCTGCTCTCGTGCTGCGTTGCGCTGCTGCTCACGCTGCTGTCGCACATGACAAAGAGCAAGCGTATTGTCTGGCGTGTACATGCAAATACGACAGGAGCATAAGAAGTGTGTGGTTTAAACGATAGTATCGCAAGATGAACACACCACAGCACGGCAATTTTTCTGACAATCATCCAAGTCTTTTGTTGATCCTCTGCCTCACGATGCTATCATGATGATGCAACGGAGGAGTAGACGAAGCAGACCAAACCATTCCAAGGACAGGCTTCGAACGCCGCGGGCACTACCCCTGTTAGGATCGCACCAAAGGGGCTGCAACTAAGGCCGCTCAAAAATTTCTGGTATCTGTACCAAGCCCCCTGGCAATCGCCTCGGGGCTTTTGTCATGCCTGTTGTGCTGCACAGCTAAGTACGGTTGCCCTACATCCGTAGGAGCGACAGCCAAGGCTGTTCCAGGACAAGGGAGCTAATCCCCAAGAACGAGTGGCGCTGGCCACCGCAAACTGCAATGACTCAACTACCCGCGCTCACGCAGGAGCAGCGCAAAGCACTCCTGCTGCTCAAGAAGATTGATGCCGAAAAGGCCAATCGCGAAGCCACCTCCTCCTTCCACAAGTGGTGCGAGCATCTTTGCCGTACCTTGGAGCTTGGTTCTCCGCAGCCTTTCCATCGCATCATCATCGACGCGCTACAGCAGATCGTAGATGGCGACCTTCTGTATCTCATGATTTCTATGCCGCCTGGCTACGGAAAATCCAAATACGTTAATGAGTTCTTCATCCCCTACTGGATGATGATGCGGCCACGCAGCAAAACTATCGTCGCAACCAACGCAGAGAACCTCGCACTCAGCTTCTCGCGTCAGATCCGATCGCACATCTTAGAGCAGAACAAGCTTCTCGGCTTTAGCCTCGAAACAACCAACGTCAGAGAATGGACGACAACCAATCACTGCGAGTATCTGACCCGTGGTGCTGGCTCAGCGATCAACGGCCGTCGTGGCGATCTGCTGATTGTCGATGACCCTTACGCCGACAACGACGCTGCGCAGAAGGCAGAGACAAGAGAGAAGATTTGGGACTGGTACACAGGCTCTTGGATCAGCCGAAACAACGGCAACAAGACCGCCATGATCGTGGTAGCCACGCGCTTCCACGAGGAAGATCTAAACGGCCAGCTGCTGAAGCACGAGGGACACACCGGCCAAATATGGGACGAGGCAACATCCAACTGGCGTGATGCCGAACTCGAGGAGCCAGGCATCCGGGGCAAGTGGCGCTACATCAGCCTGCCAGCCATTGCCGAGGAAAACGACCCTGTTGGCCGCCAGCCCGGCGAAGCACTTTGGCCCGGCAAACACACCCTCGCTGATCTAGCCGCCATCCGAAAGCTCAAGCCACGGGATTTCATCTCCACCTTCCAGCAGAAGCCTGCTCCCGAGGATGGTTGGATCTTCGACGCAAAGAAGATCAAGACACATCCACACGCTGCTCTGCCCCCAGTGGTTACCCGCATCCGAGCATGGGACTTAGCAGCAAGCCTACGCGGCGACTGGACGGTTGGTGTGCTCATGGGTCGCACGGAAACCAATGACACGGTGATCCTCGATGTCGTGCGCTTTCGTGGCAAGCCAGACGAGGTGCGCAGTCGTATTATCCAGGTCGCTGAGCAGGACGGCACGGCCGTGCCAATCTCCATCCCACAGGATCCAGGTCAGGCAGGAGCAAGTCAGGCGCAGGACTATGCTCGTGCGCTTGCGGGCTATCGCCTCAACCAGACACGAGACACAGGCGACAAGGAAACGCGAGCAAAGCCGTTTGCCAGCCAGGTCAACATGGGCAACGTCTGGATGCTCAAGGCGGAATGGAACGACGCGCTGATCGAGGAGCTAGCTGTGTTTCCATCCGGTCGCCATGACGACCAGGTTGACGCACTCAGCAGAGCTTTCAACGACCTCATGGAGCAAAAGAACAAGCCGCCAGTGTGGCGCAGGTTCAATCTCATGGGCCGCTAAATACCTTGACCCGCGTCCTTCACACCGTTTCGAGGTATCACATTGGATTGGCAAGAACTTAGAGGCAAGCTCCACCGAGATGCTGACTTACCCGAACGCGCATTTCGTCTAGACGCGCTAACTCGCGTGCTCAACAACCAGCACTACGAGCATCTAACCTACAGCTTTTCGGAAGAGTATGCGGGCAACGAGTACATTCCCCTGTCTATGCGCCGCCCATCAACGCCAAGCAACCTCTGCCGCGTTGTGGTCGATGACAGCGTGGGCTTTCTCTTCGCTGACAACCACTTCCCAACTATTCAGGGTAAAGACGCTGCTGCAACAGCCGTCATGGCTGCCATTGTGCGCGATACCAACCTGCAGGAGCGAATGATCGACGCCGCTACACGCGGTGCTGTTGGCTCTGTTGCCCTGCATCTGCGCGTTATCGAGAACCAGCTGCTCATCGACGTGCTGCCAACCACGCACCTTACACCCGAGTGGGATGCCTTTCGTAGAAATCCAAAGAAGGTCACGGAGAAGATGAAGGTGGAGCCGCAGGAGCTAATCGCCCTCGGCTATGACGTGGACCCGAAAAGGGGCCGCCACTGGTTCATGCGCGTTTGGGATGCAAACGAAGAGACATGGTATCTGCCGTGGCCGGTAAGCGATGAGAAAGCAAAGCCTGTTCGCGATGACAACCGTTCAGTTGTTCACGCTCTTGGCTTCTGTCCCATCCACTGGATCAAGAACCTGCCTGGCGGTGACGACTTTGAAGGGCCTTGCACCTTCGAGGCGATGATCTCCACGGTGATCGAGTACGATTACCTATACAGTCAGGGTGGCAGAGCACTGCGCTACGCAGCAGATCCCAAGCTGATCCTGAAGACCGATTCCACGACGCCTGCCGTTATCGGCGGTGCAGCCAATGCGCTGGAACTGAGCAAAGACAGCGACGCGAAATACCTCGAACTCGATGGCAGTGCGCAGAGCACGATGCTCGAGTGGCTTCGCGAGCTACGGAACCTGGCGCTAGAGAGCACACACGGTTTTCGCGCATCCAGCGACAAGATGACAATGCCACAATCGGGAAAGGCCATGGAGCTGCTCTACAAAGCAACCATCAGCCTCGCATCCCGAATGCGTATCAGCTACGGCCAGTGTGGCATCCTTTCGCTGATGCAGATGATTGCCAGGGCCGCCGAGCGCACGCCCAAGGGCATCCTTGTGGACAATAAATACCTCAACAAGATTGACGTTGATGGTCTGCATCTGAACTGGCCAAACTGGTTCGAAGCAACAGCCGCTGACACCGCACAGATGGCTCAGGCAATCCACATCCTGACCACTGGACGTGTTCTCAGCCGTGAGACGGCAATCAACAACCTCGCACCGATCTTCGACATCGCAGACACGAGCGAGGAGCTAAAGAGGATTGAAAAAGATCCTCAACCCGAAGCGGGCTCCGCAACAGCGGAACCCAAGACACCTGCCATTTAAGTGGCGACCAAGCAGCCCAAAGAGGTTGCACGAAATAGGACAGACAAATGTTCAACCCACACCTCAATCGAATTGCGTTCTCAGCACCCGACACTCAGGGCTCTGGCTCAATCCAAGACAATGCGGCGGAGGATTTCCCCTCTGATGAGCAGGACAGCCTAGATACCAGCGAGCGTCATCGCGATGGAGAGATCAAGGCTCTCAAGCGCGACCTCTTCAAGAGGGCCGAGAAGACCAGGCATCTGGAGCAGAAGCTTGCAGCAGCAGAGGCAATGTTCTCCCAACATGCCACCAAGCTGGAAGCCCGCACCATCCGTGCAGAAGTCAAGGCACTGGCCATCAAGGCCGGAATGCATGACCTAGACGGACTCAAGTTGGCCGACTTTTCCTCGATCAAGCTGAACGACGAGGGCGAGGTTGTCGGCGCACAGGAAGTTATCGAAAGCCTCAAGGCTTCCAAGGGCTACCTGTTCGAAGACGCGACTGCTCTTGCAACCACCACACATGTTGGTCCTGCACCCAAGGGCGCTGCGCCTGCTCCAAAGCACGCACGTGACATGAGCGACGAAGAGTTCAAGGCCGCCGTAGAGCGCCTCAAGGACACTGGTCGCTAATCAACGTTAACCAAACCGCCCGCCGTCAAAATGGGGCGCAAGAACAATAAGAAAAGGCACTAAATGGCAATCAATAACTTGCCCGCAGCTTTGCAGGCAGCAATCCAGCAGGGCTTTCTGGAGAAGAAGTTTCACGACGCTCTCAAGGCAAAGCTGGGCTTCCGCGCCATCGCTGACCGCGAGGCCTTCACAGCCGGCATCGGCGAAGAGATCACCAAGACACGCGCTGGTCTACTACCTGCCGTTATCACTCCCCTAGCCGCTGTTGCTAACTCTGACCTGACCAACGGTGTAGGCGAGTCTGCATTTGCGCTAGAGCAGTACAAGGTTGTCGCTCAGAGCTACGGCTCCAGCATGAACCTGAACCGCGTAACCTCCGTGGTCAACATCGTCGATCTAGCCATGCAGAATGCTTCCAAGCTTGGTGAGCAGGCTAGTCGTTCGCTAGACACCCTGGCCGCGAACGCACTGTTCAGCGCCTATCTGTCTAGCAACACCCGCACCACTGGGGCTCCATCTGGCGCAACGATCACCGTTGACGACATTCGCGGCTTCGTAGCTGGCCAGACTGTTGCTGTTAACGGCAGCCCCTACACCGTGGCATCTGTTGCTGCTTCTGGCACATCCACTGCGCCAAACGGCGTAGCTGGCACAATCACCATGACCGGCGCCGGCAACCTGGCATCCGATGGCGTGGTTGGTAAGGCTGTCGTTGGTTCAACCGCTCCAGTTGTGCTGCGTGCTGCAAACCGCGCACACACTGGCCTGCTAGCTGCAAACGACGTTCTGACCGCTGACAAGATCCTTGCAGCTAAGGCACAGCTAGAAGCTAACGGCGTTTCCGGCCGCATGATCTGCTACGCCGATCCACAGCACCTAACTGGCCTGTACGCAGATGCTACTTTCCAGAGCTTCTTCCGCGGCGGAAACGGCACTGCTGAGTGGCGCAATGGCGTGATCTCCAACCTACTAGGTGTAGAGATCGTTGCAACCAACATGAGCCCAGTTCAGTCCCTAGGTGGCCTGACCGTCCGCCGGGCTATCGTGGTTGCCAACGGCGCCCTCATTGAGAGCACCCTAACTGGCACTGCCTACGCAAACCACGAGGAGCTAGTGAAGAACGGCATGGTCAGCGTGGTGGATGACGTCGCGATGGTTACTCGCGCTCCCATCGATCAGCTACAGCAGGTGATCACACAGAGCTGGAACTACATCGGTGGCTTCGTTGTCCCAACCGACAAGAACACCAACGCCTCCGTGCTACCAACTGCATCCAACGCTGCTTACAAGCGCGCTGTGGTGATCGAGTCCCTCTAAGGGCTTCTGAGATTGACGGAGAGGGCAGCCCTCTCCGTCACCCCTTCCCACGGACACGAGGTAGCCCATGAGCGCATTCCACACCTTCACTGAAGCACAGAAAGTCGCTGTTAGGCGCCACCTCGGCTACCCCGCCATTGGTAATGGCGACAACGCCTTCTTCTCCTACCTCCACCACAACGAATACGCCGTCCTCGAATTCAGGCTGGCAAACCTCACTGACGAGGATGCTGCCCTAATCGTAGGTCGCTTCCTCCCCAACCTCGACAAGCTGGACCAGGCGCTCATTGACGCCTCCTGCGGCCTCGACACTGACGAGGCGGGCATCTGGAAGCGCAACAAGAACGAGCTTCGTGACCGAGAGGCTTTGTACCTCCGGGAAGCACAAGCTCTAGCTGGACATATCGGCGTTCCCTTTGGTCCTGCCCGCAGTGCTTGCGGTCCGAACATCAGGGTCATCGTCTAATGGCGTGCTGCCCTGACCGAGGCACCCTCATCCGAGATCGGATCTCGCTGGGATGGGCAAAGCTCGCCCAGCTCTTCGGCCACCCCTACACCCTCGTTCGCCCCCTCCCCGGCTCAGCCGATCTGTCAGCCGTCGAGGACGTTCAGGCGCTCAAGGCGCACTTTGACCGCGACCCCCAGTTCAGAGGCATCAAGCCCGCTCTGTGGAACGACAGGAACGAGTATGCCACATTAACGGCTAAGGTAGAGGTCGGTGACTATTTGGTCGGTGAGGTGGCCACCTACTTCATCGCCACTCAGGCAGACATCACCCCGGCTACGGCAGTCCGCTGCAACGAGAAGATCACCATCAGCCGCCCCGCCAGCAAGGCAGGCATGGCCGCCCACATGGGCAACACGGCTCCTGTGCTCCTGGCAAAGGCCTGGCCGGTCAGGATGACAACGGCCAGCAAGGGCGACAGCCCTCTAGCCGGTGTGCCTGAGGCGGGTAAGCAGAGCAGCAAGGACATCCTGATGCCTGCTATCCCTGGCGTGGCTATCCAGACCTCCTACGAGGTGCGGGATAGCAAGGGCGCCAAGTGGCGCATCAATGCCATCGAGGAAACCCACCTAGGGCTTCGCCTCCTGGTTGAACAGAGCACGGTGTCCTGACATGGCAGATCAACGCGATGTGGGAAACGCCCTCGTACAGACAATCGGGCTGCACCTAGTCGGCTCATCCTTCATCCCCACTGCCGGTACCCACACCACGAGTAGTGGAGACCTCTTCCGGATCGGCTACGGCTGGCCAGTGGGCAACGAGCTGGCCGAGGCAGTAGCCCTCTCTCCCCCTGTGAGTTGGATCACCGTCTATCCGGTAGCGGGTAGCGGAGGCAGCACCAGCCGCTTCTTCCAGCACGAGGTAACAGTCACCCGCTCCCCTCAGACCCTCTTTGCCTCTGTGGCAGGGAACAAGGTCACGCTCGCGGGCACAGGCGGCGGTGGCCAGGTAGTAGGTATCGCGCTAGGGCAGAAGGGCTGGACGGTTCGCGCCACCCCTGAGAGCACGCCAGTGACCCTCCTTGAGGCGTTCCGAGCAGCCATCCCCGGCGCTACCCGCACCGGCAACGTGCTGACCCTTCCCCCTGGCCTCGTTATCGCCCGAGTGGGCCTCGACGGTACAGCCACCACCATGCTGAGCCAGGAGAGCCAGAGCTTCCAGGTCTCGGTTTGGGCGGCCACTCCGGATCTCAGGGAGCGACTAAGCAGCCAGGTCAAAGTGGCCATAGCTCGCACCAACGCCCTCCTGATGCCCGATGGCTTGTGGACAGGCGTGCCGCGCCTAGGCGCTGGCAGCATGAGCGACGCGAGCGGCACCGAGGACGTTTGGCGCCGCGATCTGCGCTGGTCGATCGACTACCACACCACCGAGACGGAGAGCTTTCCGGCCGTGGTCTTCGTAGGCGGCACCATCACGAACCTGACCTCACTAGAAATCACCGACTACGAACAGACGCCCTAAGCAGCACCGTAAGGCGCTTAAATAGAGGCACAAAACTCGTCGCTGCTCGGCTGTAAGTCAGAACATCCCGCGAGGGCAATACCGGAGAAGGCGAACGCCAAATCCCAAGAACAAGGAAGAATAAGCATGGCTGTTTACCCAGCGGGATCGTTGAACCTCACTGCGCAGGTTGTTCCTGATACCGCAGTTAACGTAATTCCACCACAGACCCGTAACCTTAACGGAGTTCCAACCAACGGCATTGGCATTGTTGGCACGGCATCGTTTGGCCCGAAGAACACCCCCGTCGTGGTTGGCTCTTACGCCGACTATGTGGGCGTATTCGGCAACCTCGTGAACCGCAAGTACGACATGGGCACCCATGTTGCCACGGCGCACAAGCAGGGAGCAAACAGCTTCGTTTGCGTGCGTGTAACTGACGGCACCGACGTTGCTGCATCGGTCGCGATCCTAGCAACCTGCCTAACTGTCACCGCTGCTTACACGGGTAGCGCTGGTAACAGCATCAAGGTTGACATTGGACCTGGCGCAAAGCCTTCGACATTCAGAGCAGTGGTTAGCATGCCAGGCGCTGTGACCGAGGTGTTCGATAATATCGCTGGTTCAGGCAACGCCCTGTGGGTCGCAATGGCTGCTGCAATCAACAACGGCACTGACCTTCGCAGCAAAAGTGCGCTCGTCACTGCCACTGCGGGCGCTGGCACAACTGCCCCTGCTACAGCCACCTATTCACTGGCAAGCGGAACTGACGGCACAACCACCATCAACGACGCAACGCTTGTCGGCCTGGACAACAACCCGGGAACTGGCATGTACGCACTGAAGGCTCAGCCAAACGCTTCGATTCTTGTGCTCGCCGACACAGACACCACCAGCTCATGGGCTGGTCAGCTGGCTTTTGCAAAGGCTGAGAGCTTCTTCCTAATCCTAACTGGTCCAGCTGGTCAGGCGATCACCGCTGCGGTCACTGCCAAGAACACTGCTGGCATCGACGACGCATCCGCTAAGGTGATGTTCGGTGACTGGATTCAATGGCAGGACCCCGTAAACAAGAGCCTGCGCCTGATTTCACCGCAGGGCTTTGTAGCTGGGCGCTACGCAAATCTCAGCATCGAGCAGAGCGGCTTGAACAAGCCAATCTACGACATCGTTGGTACACAGAAGACCAACGGCTTATCCTCTGCATCCTACAGTACCGCTGAACTGCAAACGCTGTTCAATGCAGGCATCGACGTTATCACGAACCCTGTCCCAGGCGGGAACTACTTTGGCCTACGTGGCGGAGTGAACGCCTCCAGCAATCCGAACATCAAGGGCGACGAGTACACCCGCCAGACCAACTATATTGCGCAGACGATCTCAAGAGGCACAGGGATCTACGTTGGCGAGTTGATCAATCAGACAACGGCTCGCAATGCTGAGTCCACCCTGAACAGCTTCTTCGCGAACATGTTGCAGACTGGTCAGCTAGCACTCGGACTTGATGGAAGCCGCCCCTACAAGGTCACTTGTGACGTGTCCAACAACCCGCAGTCGCGCACTGCTCTGGGCTATCTCACAGCTGACGTGCAGGTCCGCTATCAGGGCGTTGTTCGCTTCTTCATCGTGAACCTCGAAGCTGGCGCATCCGTCACCATCATCGAACGCTAATTTTCGGCCTGGGGAGTGGGATAACGCACCACTACTAGTGGCGCAGCCCCTCCCCCAAAAACAAGGATAACAACATGGGAACCAAAACAGGAAGCGGGCCAATCAGCGTAGGACGTGATGCACAGCTAATCGTTCAAGGCGCAGCTGGTCAGGTGGACCTCGGTCACGTCACCAACTTTAAGCACAGCCGCAAGACCGTGGAGATTGACGTTCTGCGCATGGATGGCACAGCGGTCTTCGCAAGCCTTCCACGTCACGCAGAAGGCTCCTTCGAGGCCACCCGCAGCAATCCAGCGCTAGAGGAATTCTTCTCCGCTGAAGCCGCACTGTGGCATGCCTCTGGCGACTACAGCACTTGCACCCTCTACTTCTACGTCAACGAAGCCAACGGCAGCCGAACCGTGTACCAGTTCACTGGCGCTGCAATTGTCCTTGATGATGCAGGTACATGGGAGGGCGAGAACGCTGTGAAGATGACAGTGACCTTTAAGGCCAGCAAGCTCGCTGTAAACTAACAAGACCCTTTCTCGGGGGAGAAAGTCGGCTGGTGATGTCTGGCTTAAATAGTCGGACGGCACCAGCCGTTTCTACATCCATTTCCCCGAGAGGACACCATCAATGTCTAACGCAATCACAAGCTCCGACAGCATCGAACTCACTGACAGCAATGGCCGAAAGATCACCTACCGCGAACTGGGCGTCTTCGAAGACGCTATGATGCGTAAGGCAGCGGGCATTCATTCAGGGAATGAGCTCTACATGCGCTACGCCATGATAGCCTGCGGCATCCGCGCCATCGACGGCCAGCCTCGCCCAATGCCGGTCAACGAGAGAAGCATCGACGCAGCCATCAAAGAGATGGGCGACGAGGGATTCTTTGCGTTCGTCAAACACGTTCAGGGTCAGCTTGCCACCGAGGAGGGCGAGCCAGGCGCCATCGCGAATGACGCAGACCACGCTGCAAAGCAGGGCGCTTCCCTAAAAAAATAACAGGGGATGCCCGCCTACGAACGCGGCTTGCCCTGATCAAGAACGGCATCCCCTTTGAAATGGCCGACCGCATGGACGACGAGATGGCGACAGCCATGGTCATCATGTTCCAGGAAATGGAGGGTAGCACCTTCGACTACAGCACATGCACTTGGAGAGAGAATGGCAAATAACCTTGCGCAGTTCGCGGCTATGCTCGCAGCGATTGAAAACACGATCCAGGACGAGATGCAGCGCGCGACTGAGCAAGGTGCTCAGATTGTCGAGCGAGAGATGAAGAGCGAACTGGGCACACAACAAGGTCCAGTTGCTCACCTCCCCGCTTGGGCGCCGGTAAAAAGCAATCCCAACAGCCCCCTCCTACTCACCGGCGACATGAAGAAGAGCATCGGCACGCAGGTTGGCGACAATGAAGCCTTTATCGGCACCAACGATGAGAAGGCAGTCCACCTAGAATTTGGCACCAGCAAGATGCCACCACGTAGCTTCGTTGAGAGAGCGCTTGTCGTGTCAGAGCCGAAGATTGCCGACATGATGACACGCCGAATCATCCGAGCGTTTAAGAGAATCGGATGATCGGATGAGCCAATTCCGCCTTTACGCATATCTCCACATGGGCAGCAATGTCGGCGTCGCCATTGCTGGCGCGGCCGGTCATCTTGGCCGCCTGAACCGCCTTGTCGATCAGACGAACGGTAAGCTGACCGCACTTGGTAGGGGTCTGGTTGCTGCTGGCGCCATGCTGGCTTCGGCTCGGATCGCTGATGGCTTGTGGGATGCGGTCAAGGCGGGCGGCGAGCTACTCAACATGCAGAACCGCCTTCGCACCCAGGGCTGGACAAATGGTCAGGTTGGCCGGGCTACGGTCGAAGCAAACCGCATCCAAGCCCGCGTTGGTAACGTCAACACAACTGAGATCATGAGCCTCCAGGGCAACATGATGCAGTTGTTCAACGACGAAAAAACAGCAAACACAATTACTCCGCTGATTGCGCAGCTTCAATCAACCATGCGCGGATCGGGCATGAGTGACAGCGGTCTTGAGCAGCTCCTTAAAGCCATCGAGATGCGAGGCGCCATCTACAGCCGCGATGCCAACGGCAATCAGTATGTGGATGTGGACAAGTTCCGCTCAGAATTAGACTGGGCTTGGAGAGCGCTAAACTCCAGCAACGGCACACTGAAGCCGGAAGATATCTTCCAGATGGTCAGCAAGGGCGGCATGTTCGCACAGAGCATGAACCAACGAGCCTTCTGGGGCATGATGTCAGAGCTGGCATCGTCCACCTCGGGTAGCACCGCCGGTACACAGATGATGGCCGTCGGCCAGCAAGTGCTCTTTGGCACGATGACCAAGCAGCGACGACAGATGATGGAGTCGTTAGGGTACAAGTTTGACCGCCGCGGCGGCATGATAGGCGAAGACAGAAATCGCTTCCAGAACGACACGTTTGAGGCGCTGTGGGACTTGCAGGATCGAGTTAGAAAGCGGACCCGCAGGAACGCAGGCGAGTCCGACGATGACTACGACAACCGAGTAGCACTCGAAGCCGCTAGGTATGCAGGCCGCTCAACGAGCCAGCGTCTCTTCCTCGACGTGATAAAGAACCGCCTACAATATGAGAACAATTCCCGCCGTGCTGATAACAGCATGTCTCTACAGGACTCTCATGCGCTGCTCCGCACACGCGACCTCAACATGGCGCTCGGCAGCTTATCCGCCACATGGGAGAGTTTTAAGCAGCTTCTCGGAGTGGGTGTAGCACAAGACTTTGCCTACCTGATTAACGGCTTCACCTCGGGGCTTTCGGCCATCAACGCGTGGATGACAGCCAACCCTGGTGCGACCCGCAACATCATGCGCTTTGCCCTTGGCTTCACCGGCGCCCTGACGCTACTAGCTGGCGCGGCGTTAGTGGGGGGCATTGTCCTGGCTGCTAGCGCTTTCAGCGGCCTCATTGCCGCAGCAGCTACCGCAGCAGCCCCTGTGGTGCTCGTAGCGGGCGCTGTAGCCGGATTGGCTGTATGGGCACTCCGTGTGGATTGGAGGGCAGTAGGCGGGCGTCTGAGGGTTCTCTGGGACCAGTTTAGGATGATTGCCTCGGGCATCGGCAACCTCATCACCCGCATGGGCTCAGCAGTCTGGGCCAAGCTGCAAAGCGTTGGCACTACCATCACAGGCGCCCTAACCTCCCTGTGGGGCAAGGTGGGCGAGCTTTGGACCCAGCTGGGCAACACATGGATCGGCGGGCTTGTAGGCTCCGTGACCGGGTGGCTTGGCCAGATCACCTCCGCATTCGTCGGCTGGGTCAGCGACCTGTGGAGCAAGATCAAGGAGTTGATCCCAAGCCTCCCTGGCGCTTCCCCTGCCCTCACCCCTAACCAGCAGCGACTACAGGACGAAGCAGCCGGCATCAGATCCCGTCGAGGCGGCTCATTGGGCTCCCGGTCGCAAGATCTGATGCAGAGGGATCACACCCCTGGCCCGCAAAGCTCGCGCCGCGAAGAAGGCGGCTTCAACCTGGCCAGCAATGTCATGGCCTTCCAGCCGCGCAGCAACGTCATCCAGGTCCATACGTCCCTCCAGCTCGATAAGCGCGAGATCGGCCGAACGGTCACGGAGCATCAGGTGCAGGAGGCGCAGCGCGCTGGACAAAGCCGCAGCGGCTTCGATCCCAACATGAGTTTCCGACCTAGAGGAGGTGCGATCGCATGAGTTCAATTGACAGTCTGCTCGCTGGAGCCAACACCATCACGCAGAGCTTCCGAGACATCAACTCGATTGGCTCAGCGGTTAGCGCAGTGCGTGGTGTGGCCAACCTCTTCCAAGGCGCCAGCGCGCTCACCTTGGGACAGATGGAGTTCACCGGCTATGAGGTTCCAGAGAGCCTCAGCTACGGCACTGAGCAGATGCTCGGCATCCACACTCTGCCAGGCGGCAAGCGTGTGTTTGATCTCATGGGTCCGAACCCTGAGTCGGTATGCTGGCGCGGCTTGCTGCTCAGCGAAGATGCCGAAGATCGCGCCCGCGAGCTACAGCTGATGTGCGATGAGGGTGAGGTTGTCAGCCTGCTCTTTGGCGACAACCGCTGGGAGGTTCTCCTTCACAAAATCAAGTTCGATGTCATCCGCGTTGGCTACCATTATCAGTACGACATCACCTGCGTGATCGTCAGTACCGGATTGGAGAGCGGCGACCGCGGCTTCCTCGGAGAGCTTAGCGACGAAATCGGTAGTGCGCTTGGTATTGATCTGCCCGGCACGCTGGCTGACGTGCGCAGCGCTGTGTCTACGGTGAAGTCCGTTGCATCTACAGTTGTTGGCATCACGGGTGGAAGCCCTGGTGCGGTTAAGGTGCTCGGCGCAATCGGCGCAGCGCAAGGTCTGGTAACAGGCGCAGCGCGAGTGGCCAACGGCGAGGTGGCTGGCTTTGCCAAGATCGCTGGAACGATGACAAGCAGCTCAACCGCCATCAACGTGGTCAATGGGCTTGCATCCGGAACACAGAAGCTGGCTCTGCTTGGTCGCACAGGCGCCCACCTAGGTAGCGCAGCCGCTAGATTGGGAAGCTGACCATGAGAGAAATCCTTGTAACACAAACCACCCTCATGCGAGTGGCCAGCAAAGAGCTAGGCGACGCAACACGCTGGGTGGAGATAGCCAAGCTCAACGGCATCATCGACCCATTCCTCAAAGGCACCACCCGCTTGCGCCTTCCAGATCCCAGCAACCCCAGCACCGGAGGCGTGCCGCTCTAAGCTCACGAGACTAGATGAATCCAAGCAACGTCAGAAAGCCACGCCTTCGGGTGATTGTGGATGGAGCTGAGGTAGCGGCAATTAGCGCCGAGGTCACTAACAACAACTTCTTCCAAGCCGACGCGTGGCAAATTGATTGCGCACTGTTCGCCGACTTCCGCTATGGCATTCAGTGGTGGGATACACGAACGGGCAAGCCCATCGAGATAGCTATGGGCTTTGAAGTCTCCGGTTCAGTCAGCTGGACAACGCTGATAACCGGTACCGCAGACCTGGCCGACTACGACATTGATGCAGGTATCGTCACCCTCAGCGGCCGCGATTACACGTCCAGGCTGATTGACCATAAGACGACAGAAACCTACCAAAACATGAGTGCCAGTGCCATCGTGCAGAAGCTGGCTGCTGCGGTTGGCATGACAGCTGATGTGACACCAACGCGCGGCAATGTTGGTCGCTTCTACGATCAGAACACCACGCACCACAGTCAAAGTACGGTGGGTCAGACACAGACCGCTTGGGACATGGTCGTCTTCCTGGCACGTCGCGAAGGCTACGATGTTTGGGTAACAGGAACCACCATCCACTTCCATCCGGCCGGGGCCAGCACCGAACAGCCTCGCATCATCCGTGTGGATTTGCCGACCTTCACTCACCCTAGCCTGCCAGTTGCCAGACACGCTCCGAGCGAAGTTTCTCGACTGCGGCTTAACCAGCGAGAGCACCTCGCCCGTGATGTGAAAATCGTTGTTAGCAGCTTCAACAGCCGTACCGGGCGACGCATTGAACGCAGCTACCCGAGCGCTGACCGCCGGGTGCGCAGCACGTCACAGGGCCAGCAGGTCACGCTGTACGAGTTTCAATTGCCGGATGCGACCGAAGAGCAGCTCCTGCAGGAGGCACAGCGTAAATACCTTGAGATCATCCAGCACACCCGAGAGGTCAGCTGGGAGGAACCAGGCGAGCTGCTCGTCAACCCACGCCGGAAGGTGCTGCTATCCGGCGATCTGGGTAGCTATGCCCAGGAGTACTTTGTGGACTCTGTGACCCGCCGAATACGGACTGATGGAGGCTTCACTCAGGAGGTGCGAGCCAAAAATAAAGCACCAAGCCAAGAGGAGCCGCAGTGAACCAGCTGATGAACATGTATGCCGCACAGGCAGGCCAGATTATGCGCCAGCTTGGACAACCCAAGTGGGGCATTGTTGAGAGCTACAATCCAGAGCGCAACACAGCCAAGGTGCGTATCCAGCCCGACAACATCCTAAGCGGCTGGCTCCATGTGGGCACACCTGCCGTGGCCGACTTAGAGATAATCATCCCACCAATCGTGGGAACCATGGCGCTGGTGCTGTTGCAGGAAGGCGATGCACAAGGCTTGTCGGGAACACTGGTCGCCAGCGGCTTCAACGACGAGTTTATGCCATCAAAGATGCCAAGCGCGATTGGCAGCGACGGCACATACCTCGTGCCTGGCGAGCTTGGCGTATTCCAGAAGAACACCGGCTCCTGCATGAGGCTCAGCCAAACGGGGAAGTGGTTCTTCAAGGGCGACATCGAGCACGATGGAAACTTCACTAGTAGTGGCAACACACGAGTGATGGGCAACATCAAGGGCGACAAAGAGGTCATCGACAAGGATGGCGCGCTCGACACACTCCGCGACCACTACAACGCTCACCGCCACACCAACGTCCAGACTGGTGGCGGCACATCCGGCCCAACCAACCTGAGCGATCCCTGATCCGAGTAAATAGAGGAACACCCGATGACGAGCTTGTACCACCAATGGGGCGAGGATCTGCAAATCGACAGCAAGGGCGGCCTGCGCATTGCAGACGCGACCAAGCAGACCGAACAGCGCCTCATCCGCCGCTACATGACCAACCCCGGCGACATGCAGGACAGTGGCCAGTACGGCGCTGGCATCAGGCAGTTCATCGGACAGAACACAGACGTAGCGAAGATCAAAGCTACGATGGTTCAGCAAACCCGCATGGAGAGGTCGGTGAGCCGTAGTCCTTCACCCAGCGTCACAGTCCGAGCGATCAACCAACAAACGGTCATAGCCGACGTGACCTACACCGACGCTACTACAGGCGCCTTCCCGGCATTGCAGATGAAGATTTCCGCCTAAGCACAACAATGGAGACGCGATGTCACAGCTACCTTACTCAACGCACGACCAGTTTGTAGAAGCGGCAGTCGCTTACATCCGCGCCACCAATCCAAGCTTCAACAGCTTCTCCGATGGCGACCTCCTTCTAGAGATCATCCGCTCCTCAGCGCATGAGAGCCAATGGCTCCAGTACATTGCCATTCAGCTGCTCAAGCAGACCCGGCTCTCCACCAGCGAGGGCAACGACATCGACACCTTCCTGGCCGACTACGGCCAGGCACGGCTCCCAGCCACCTACGCATCAGGCAGCGTTCTCTTCGCTCGCTATGTGCCAGCGGCCCTCGCCTCCGTCCCGGTCGGAACCATCGTCAAAACCCAGGACGGCGAGCAGAGCTACATTGTCACAGCTGACAGCGAGCACAGCGCCTGGGTACCAGCAAGCCAGAGCTACGCCATTCCTCCCGGTATCACGGGGCTACAGATCCCCGTACGGGCTACCCTGCCGGGCAGTGGGGGCAATGTAAGCTCCGGAGCCATTACCCTTATCAGCAGCGCCCTAGGGGGCGTGGACACGGTGACTAACCTGGTCCCCCTGGCCAATGGCATTGACGCTGAGAGCGATGAAGCCGCCCGACAGCGCTTCCCCGACTACATTAACAGCCGAAGTTTGGGCACTCTCCGTGCCATAGGAAGTGCCATAGCGAACGTCCAGCAGGGGCTAAGCTACAGCTTTGCTGAGAACACCTTGCCTAACGGCAGTGAGCGTGCGGGCTTTGTCTCGATCTATGTGGATGATGGGACTGGCGACCCTGCCCCTGAGCTGCTGAACCGCATCTACCAGGTGGTGGATGATGTACGTCCCCTCACCACCTACTTCGCGGTGCTCAGCCCGAACGTGGCGGCCGCGACCATCTCCATCACTCCCACCATCCTCCCCGGCTTCAATGCCCTCGAGGTGCGTAACGCCGTTAGCTTGGCCGTTACTTCCTACGTCAATGGCCTCGGGATGGGTGTGCCTCTTCGCTTTACCAACCTCGTGGCAGTCGCCCGCCAGGCGCACCCTGGCATCGGGTACCTGGAGGAGATCAAGGTCAACAACGGCTCCAGCAATCTAGGCGGGGCTACCAACCAAACAGTGCGCGTTGTCTCACTGGCGGTGAACTAACATGACCCTCTCAGTTGAAGACTTCCGCGCCCGACTTCGTAGCCACTTGCCGGTTGGCTGGTTCCCCGACAACGCGCCCGTGCTGGATGCGGTGCTTGGTAGCATCGCCACGCACAAGAGCTTCTCAATGGAGCAACTGGACTACGTAGGCGACCAGGCTCGCATCAGCACCCTGCGCGACGTGTTCCTGAACATGTTTGCGGATGAGTTTTTTGGGAAAGGGATGCTGCCGCGCCGAGTGGGTGAGGCAGACGGCAACTACCGCGCACGCATCAAACGAGAGCTGTTCCGCGACCGCGGCACACGTCCTGCCATGGTCGGCGTAATCGAGGATCTCACAGGCACTGAGCCGGTGATCTTCGAGCCCATGAATGCCAGGGACACCGGCGCTTACAACATCAACATGGCCTACAACTCGGCTGGCCGGTACGGCAGCAACCTCATGCCCTATCAAGTCATCATTGACGTAACACGCGGCGCTACTGTCGGCGGTGTTCCCGGGGCGCAGGGCTACGGCAACAAGCCGCGTGCAGCTTACCCGAAGGCCATCGGTGGATACGGGCGAGGCGCAATGATGTACGCCACCCCGAGCGACATCAAAGCTGATGTGACCGACGAAACCATCATCAACGCGATCAACGCAACCCGGCCTGTCGGCACGACCGTGTGGGTGAAGATCACCTGACTAGAACGGCTAATTAGTAGAACAACGGGAGGACTGCGCCACGTAGCCTCGCCTTTCGAGGAGACAACATGACAGATCGCGTAATCGTCTACCCTGGTCAGATTCCCCAGGTGGAGCACGTCCTAGAATCAAACCGCAACATGCAGGATGCGATTTCATCCGTGCTGCGCCTCACCATGAACTCGCAGGGTGTAGCTGGCTTTGATGCCACCCCAAACTCACCAGCTGGCATGAGCGTGGTGCTCAGCGCCGGTACGCTTTGCACATCTGCGCCAGTTGATCCCAGCGCTTACAGCACACTGGCATCGGATTCTACCTCGATCTTCAAGGCAGCCAGCTATGCAGGTGGAACGATCACAGGCTTCACCGCGCCTGGCACAACTGGTCAGACCCGCAAGATCATCATCCACGCGAGCTTCCAGGAAACTGATACCACAGCTGCGCAGCTCCCTTATTACGATTCGGTCACCGGACAATCGACACTAGGTGCATCGCAGAACACCAGGCGCATCCAGCGCGCAGTAGTCGGAATCACCTCCGGTTCCTCCACAACGACAGGCAACGAGACGATCCCAGCCACCCCTGCTGGTGCCATCCCGTTGTACGTTGTGACCCTCACTTACGGCCAGTCCACCATTACGGCTGCCCACATCGAGCGCCATCCAAACAACCTCTTCGTCCCTTACGATCTGATGGATCTGAAGACGGCCATTCGTCCCAAGCTAACCGCTGACTTGATGACCTATGTTAGCCCAAGCGGCAACAATTCAAACGATGGCCTCTCGGCACGCACTCCCAAGCTAACTGTGCAGAACGTCATCGACACCGCAAGCAAGACTTACGACTTCAACGGGTTTCACTGCATCATCAACTGCGCCGCTGGCACATACACCGTTGGCGCCGCGTTCGTTAACAAGCCTCTTGGTGGCACTGGTCAGTTTGACTGGGTTGTTCAGGGCAACGAGACGACACCGTCCAACGTGGTGTTCAATGTAGCCAATGGAAACTGCTTTGTTGCAGCATACGGTGCTGGCGTTCAGATCCGGGGCGTCCGCATGTTGGCCACAGGAACCCCCACTGTCTACAACAGCATTGGCTATGGCATCCTAGCGTTCGGCTCAGCCTACGTTGACACTTACGCATGTGACTTCGGCGCCTGCGGCCACACCCACGTGAACGCCGCTGATGGAAGCATCGTAAACTTCGCATCCACGAACTACCGCATTAGCGGCGGTTCTCAGTACCACGCAGTAGCCACCGGCTCTGGTCGAGTGCTGAACGTGGTCACCACTGTTACCGTCAGCGCAGCCGTCACTTTCGGTGGCGCCTTTGTGTGCGCGACAACCGGCGGCAACGTCGTGATCTACAGCAACACCTTCACCAATCCAGGCAATGTCAGCGGCAAGCGCTACTCCGCCGAGTCGTGCGGCAACATCCAGGTCAACGGCAACAGCGCAACCTACTTGCCTGGCTCGGTCGCGGGCACGAGCGTCACCGGAGGAAACTACTACTAATGTTCACAGCACCTGATTTTTCCAACTTCTTCTGGCGCGTTCGCGACAGCGGCAAGATCTACAGCAGCAAGGCGCGCGACTACGTGGAGGTGGACGACGCCAACTACGTGGCTTGGGCGAACGCCATCATCTCCACCCTGCCCCCACATGTCTCCGGCAACCTCGTTGAGATTGTCACCCCGGCGCTAGCTGACGAGGAGGAGCTTAAAGCCACCGTGCTGCGCCTTTTCCCGGCAGGCTGGATGGGTGAAGCGGTTCGCTATGTGCCAGTAAGCGTGGTGCGCGAGCGTCTGGAGGCAGTCAACCTCTGGAGCGCTGTAGCCGCTGTGCTAGGCGCCGACATGGCCATGGCCTTTAAGGTGCTTACCCTGAAGGAGGGCCTCGACCCCAAGGACGCACAGGTCATCGGCTTGCTAGAGGCGGTCGGAGCAGACCCTGCCTCCATCTTGGCGCCCTGATGGCATGTAGCCCCTGTGGAGTTGCCCGCTTCTACGCTGGCAACCTCCTACTAGCCCTAGACCGCGTGGCTAACGCAGTTCTCCTCGGCTCAGCCAATGAGACAGTCAGCCAAAGAGCGGCCCGTGCATCTCAAGCAGGCAATCGGATAGCCGCAGCATTCTGCGGCTTCCTGAACCTCTTTGACCGCGGACATTGCGAAGACAGCTTGGACCCGAGCACTGGCACCAATGCCATGGAGCTGTGGGAATGGACCAGCCGGGAGAAAGATGACTAAGAACACTTACGTCTACATCGTTGGAGGCATTGTCACCGACCTTCTAGTATCATCGGTAAGTCCAGGATCATCTTGGATGCTGCTTACTGACCTACGAGTGCGCAAGGGCTGGCTCTACAGCAACGGCGTCTTCACTGACCCCGTCCCCGGCGGCACCCCTGATCTTCCTGACACCAACCCAACGCGCTCGTCTGAGATCTACTCCGAGCTAGCGCACCAGGATGCAGAGCGCTCAGCATCGAGTGCCCTAGTGTCTCTCCAATACGCCAAGATCGGCGTGAAGGGCGACAAGGGCGACACAGGCGACCAAGGACCAGCCGGCCCCCGGGGAAACATCGGCCCGCCGGGCATTCAGGGCATTCCCGGCCCTCAGGGCATCGAAGGCGTTGTGAATGCCGTCCAATACGAAAATCTCCTAGCTCGTCTGACGAACGCCGAGGCGGCGATCACAGCCCTTCAGGTTGGTCTAACTGTTCCCAAGCCAACCATCTCGAACCAGAGCTTTTCCAAGCCAGCCAACCTGGCGGCTAACGGCACCATCGGCACCCTCGTGCTCGGCGGCGGCGCTCCAACAATCATCACCAGTAGTGATGACCGCGTGAAGGTCTCCCTAGCCGGTGTGCTGACGCTCAGCGCAGCAATGGCTAACCCGACGCAGGCGACCGTCATCACGCTGACTATCACGGTAACAAACGGCGGCGGCAGCAACGCAGCCACGATCACCGTCACCCTCACCGCTGTGGTTGCTAAGCCTGTCATCACAGCCAATCAGAGTTACACCAACCTGGCGAATGTTGCCGCAGGCGCAGTGCTGGGTACAGCCATCGCGACAACAGGCGGTGCACCAGCAAGCTTCACGAGCAGCGATGTCCGCGTGGCAGTTAGCTCAGCCGGTGTTGCCAGCCTGGTGACAGCCTTCGCCAACGTCTATCAGAGCGTCACGATCTCGGTAAACATCACTGCAACCAACGCAGGCGGCAGCGACACAAAGGCGGTTACCTTCGTCTTCAACGGCGTGGCTATCACCGACGCAGCACGACTGAACACACTTCAGAAGCTGGATTGGGAAGCTTACGCACAGCGCGACACCTATGCCAACACGCCAGTGTACGGCCACATGGAGACCATCGGCTCCATCACCTACTGGCCGCTCATCTGGGCTGGCATGAAGGAAGGCACCCCGGATGAATGGCAGCAGAATGACCCGCAGATTGCCTTGCAGGACATCTACGCGCTTCTGCGCGCCAATGCTGCTGACTTCGCTGCGGCGCAGTTTTGGTACGACGTATGGATTGCAGACGTTGCACCCTTTGTCGGCGGTTCGAGCAGTTCGTCCAACCTCAAGATGGTCCCCTACTTTGAGAACAACGTCACGGCCGGAACCCCGCCATTTGAGCAGTTCGTTGGCAAGCAGGTTGCTGGCACGCAGGCACATACCGATAAGGGCGACACCAACTACACCAACGTCAACTGGTTCCTCACCGATGCAGCAGGCGGCCATGGGCGTGAAGTGTATGTCGTCTTCCCGCTGCTTCCAAATGTCGAAGGCACAAACTACAGCGATCCAGTCAATCTAGCTCGCCTCGCCACAGCGGCATCGGGTGGCTACAACTCGCAGTATGTGACCGCAGCTAACAACATTATCTCAGCGATCAATCAGAACAACGCTGCCGGCCTCGTCCAGCAGGATAAGATTGATATCCGCACAGGCTGGGAGTTCAACGGCGACTGGATGTCGTGGCGTGCGCAGGGCCGACAGGCAAACTTCATCGCGGCCTGGAGGAATCTCGTAAACGCCTTCCGCTCTGTCACTGGTGGCAATCGCTTTGAGTTCACTTGGTGTGGCAACTACGGACAGGGCTATGACCCATCGACAGCTTACCCAGGTGATGCCTACGTGGATAAGGTCGGCGTCAACTTCTACTACTACAGCTATGTTGGCCTCTCCACCGATCCACAGCAAGCCTTCAACACCATCCGCACTATGGATTGGGGCCTAGACTGGTGGTCGGGCTTTGCTCAGTCGCGCGCAAAGCCGCTCGTGATTCCTGAGTGGGGTGCAGCAGGTTACGGACCTGACGCCGACTCTGCCGCATTCATCACCTACAGCCTGGACTGGATGCGCGCCAACTCCGTCCAGTATGAAGGTTATTGGGATCAGCCAGGAACGCCGGAAGAGATCACTCGCAGCGATCGTGTGCTAGCACAGGCTGCCTACAAGGCGGGCCATTCTTAAAGCAAAGAGGTGGCCGACGATGAGGCGCGCCACCTCCGAGGTGGGCGAGGCGGTCTATGCACTCAGGAAATCGATGAGATCCTGATCCGTTCGAAGAAGCTTTTCGCTTGGCACACCGAGGGCCAGCGCGAACTCGACACTGCGAACAGTCAATGACTCGTTGAGACTAAGATCGAACGCGGCATGGACAAGATCGCCTAAGCGATCAAACTCTCCGTCGATCCGATGGATAAGCTTTGCAGATGCTTCATCCAATTCAGCTATCATCGCCTGGTTACGCTGCTCAATCTGGCCCGCGGCATTTGCAACATGACTACGTAGAAGATGCGAAAGGACCTTGCCCGCAACGCTGCCCACGAGTGCACCTATCACCGGCACCGGGATAACCACCTGGCTACCAACGGCGCAAAGACCCACAATTCCTACGTCGGAGCAGACCAACGTCCCTTGATCGAGAAGCTGATCTAAGGAGATCTTCCGTTCTTTGTAGGCTAGGACCAAAGGGTAGAGCGCCTTTGCTGCGGCAACAAAGCTGTTTGCTAAGGGCGCAGACGTTTTAGCGAAGTTTGTTAGCCCATACAGAGCGGCACCGGCGACGGCGCCTACGGCACCGTCTTTTAGCGTTTTGACACCGACTTCTTCCCAGTCTGCCCGGGTAAATTGCCCCTTGAATGGATTTTTCTTTTGTTCCCGGTGCTTACGAAGCAGTTCCGTAGCGAATCCAACCGTCGCGCCGATAGCGGCGGCTTTGCCTACTACCTTGGCACCGTCCATCCAACCAGGCTGATGCTGAGCAGAGATCTCATCACGCCGCTTATCGTTGTCGTCAACAAGTTCGTCTTCATGCCGGGAGATCGTCTTGATGACCTGTCCCTGCTGCACTTCAGCATAGGTGGAGAGACTAGGCTTAACTGCTTCACAGAAGGGCTTTCCTGCTGCCTGCTCAATCTCTCTGATATTTCGAGAGATAGCTGCGATCGTTTTCGCGTTGAGGCCGTCGACGTGCTCACCCCGGCACACCTTCAGCATAACAGCATACTGATCTTTGGGGACGTGGTAGAAGCTATCATCACGCCCGAACGTCTTGTACTTGGCCAAATGGCCCAGCACGGCAGACAGACTATTGTTTACGCCGTTGATGAATTTCGACTGAACCTGCTTGTTGTTGAGTATATAATCTCCGGGCGCAGTGCGGCTCAGATTGTCAATGGAGGCTGAGAAGGGCAATTGGTTGAAAACATCCCGAGCACGGCGTACGCCGACCTCGACACGTTCAGCAATCTCGCCATGCTTGGTGGCTACGCTTCCAAGGATTGTTGAGGGTTCGGCAACGAATTTGCGAACGGTAGCTGTCTCTGCAAGGGCTGCCTCCAGCAATTCATTCTGCTGGCTAAGCGCTGCTTTTTCAGCAGCCATTCGCGTCACGTTCGCCACATCGACGACTGCGGCCTGCAGCAGTTCGGCAGTGGCCTTCGGAAGCTCGTTCATTTTCAGATCGGACATTAGATCGCCTTGAGATCCACGTTTTTGACAAGAAGCTCGCCCATGCTTCGCACGTGGTTCACCATGGCCTTCATCATGTCCAACACATCTTCCGTCTGTCCGTGAGGTGTAGAGACCTTGTTTACGTCACGAAGGATAGTAAGCAGACGTATCAGCCCCTCTGCCGTGTTGTTCGTAAGTCTGTGAAGGCGCTCGATAGACGCCACTGACGCATAGATGTAGCGGACCTCGGCTTCCACCTTCCGGCATCTCTCGTCCGCTTCTTTAGTCGCTTTGGCGTTGGCGCGGCGCATGTAGAGAATGCCGCCTGTGGCGGCCACACCGGCCAGCCCCAAGCCAACCGGTCCGCTCATCGCGAGCATTGCGGTTCCAGCAGCCATACCGCCGCCGCCAGCGGCGATGGCCCCACCACCTAGCCAAGCGAGCGCCGCCTTTGTAGCGGCGACACCGGTAAGTGCAGAGATCGCCGTCCCGGTAGAAGCAGTTCCGAACGTCGTTGCTACAGCCATCGCTGCCGTAGGGCCTAGCAGCGCGGTTATCGCACCAGCAGTGACGCCCGCGCCGGCGCCTGCAGCGGTTTTTACTGTCGCATCGCGCATCGACACATCAATGTCGATCAGAACGTCGGTGAATTTTGAGTAATTAATTTTGTACTGCTGCACCACCTTCTCAAAATCGACAGGCTTATTTCGCATGGTATTCACGTAATCTTCTACTTCACAGATTACGCGGTGAGCCTTGACCTTGCGTAAGTCATAAAGCTTCGTACAAGCCTCTACAGCTACTTCCGCAGCTTTGGCGTGATCATCGACAGATTTCTGCAAACGAGCTTTAGCGGCATTTAAGCTGTCTCGGTTGAGCATCTGTCTCTCATCATCCGACCAATTCGGAAAGTATCATAATTTGGAATGGCGAAAAGTCCCGCTTCCGCCATGCGCTGCTTATGGCCGTAAGTGGTTGCTGCCTTTTTAACGGACAGGGTTCCGCTACCAATCCCACCGCTAGATGAAGTTTCGAGCCGTGAGTTAGAGTTTGGTGCTGGCAGTACGAGCTCGATGACCGCACCGACTAAATAGCACGGACGAGTTCTCCAGCTTGTTCTCAAAAGGCTCCTACGACAGTCCGCTGCGCCTCTACTCCTTACCGCGCAGCGGACTTTTCTCTCCCACATCCGCATCTCGCAGCTTGGAGGATTGTGCCTGGCTAAAGGAACAATCCATGCAAGCTGAACCCGTTGAGCGACGCCGACACCCAAGAGATCCCACTAATCCAATCACAATCGCCCAGGATGAAACCTACGCTGCACTCCGCCTTCTGAAGGAGACAACAGCGGCCAGCCTCATCGTGTTGCAAAACCTGTTTAAGGAACACCGATGATGGCAGATGATCTCTCCCCACTATTAGTGACGCTGCAAGGCATTCTGCCGCCGCATTGGTACGCTCTCCTACTGCTGCTAACACCGTTCGTTCTGCCTGCCTTCAGGCTGCTATCCGCAAAGTGGCAGAGCTGGACTGACGGAAGCAGCAAGAGCAAGGATGCAGAGATCGACAGGCTCAAGAGCGAACTAGCCGATCAGCGTGAGTACGCTGCTAATCAAAGCGCCATGGTGCTCAAGCACGCAGATCAAACACTCCAGATGGCTGAAGCCTTCAAGAATGGCAGTGTGGCGATGACGGATTTCACGAATGCCGTCACGCAGATGATGACGAAGCTGAAGGAATCCGGCGGCTAATTCAGCTGCCCCCAGTTTGAAGGCCCGGTGCATCTGTCGCCGGGCCTTTCCTGTCTGTGCAGCAGATCGCGGCGAAAGCGGGGCCTGACCCCGCTTTCGTTGCGACCGGCCTTCTTAGAAGTCCATCACTACAACCAATTCGAATGTCAGCAGATCACCAGCCTCTTCGTTGCACTGCGCCACACACTCTTGGAGCAGTGAGTATTCTTCCGGAGTGACCATCTCGGGTTCAGTGCTGGTGATGACATCGGTGCAGTCATTCTTAACGTTCAGGACTATCAGCAGCATGGGGCAGCTCCTTGTTTGCCCCACGATCCAAGCTTCTTCTGACAGTCCTTCCTACATCAGATTTGCTCAGATTCTGACAAATTTCTCCATAAAAACAGACGCTTATCCCGTCTCTTGGCTTGCTCTTCGGGACAGCGAAGTTAAGCTCATTCTGTTAGCGGAACACATTGCTAACGCGCTGTTTCTCATGAGAATAGGACATGCAAATGAGCTTCCTCAGCAGCCTCAAGCTTGCCGACGTGACCCCTGCTACGCTTCGCAAGGATCCTGTTGGCATCGCCATTGAGGCGTTCCTCCAGAAAGTAGAAGTGCAGCTTGCTTACGCAGAGGCTGACAAAGCGGGCACGACGTACAACCCTCCCCGTGCTCGCAAGGAACCAGCAAAGCGCGAGCCGCTCGACATGCGGTGGTATCGGCGTAACGAGAGCGTGTTCGTGACCGTTATCAAGGTGGGTAGGCAGCCGATCACCAAAGACGAGCAGCCGCTGGTCTACGAGATCGGTTCCACGCTCGATGACGTGATCGGCTTTTTCACCGGGCTGAAGAAAGCCGCCACCGACCGAGACCCCGAGTTGGTCAAAGAGGTGCTGGCTGCCAAAGCTGCACAGGCCAAGGCACAGCCTGCTCCGGCCGGTGATGCTGCACCCGAGTCGCTCGCAGCGCCTAAGGCGGCTAACCCGCGCAAGCGCTAACCACTTCCCACCCCAACCCGGCGCAGCAATGCGCCGGGTTCCTTGTCTTCAAGCTCCTGCACAACCTAAGACTTTGTTCTGCATTTGTTCTACAACAACCGTCCCCCGGGTTATCCACAATGTACGAAGAAGGCACGTTTGGTGACGATGCCCTTCATGGCATCTTCTACTCGGTGCAGTGTTTAGGGTGTCGCCATCAACGCTACGTCTCAGCTCGTCGTCTTACACTGGCCGGGTTTGGCAATCAGCAAGTTGTAGGTAGCCAACCACGGTGGAGGTGTCCCCGATGTGACAGCAGAGGTGCTTCCATCGTGAGGTCAGGGCAATGGTGCGGGCCAAGTTGGAGCAAACCCGCTGACTACGCTGAGACCGTTGAGGACCGTATCGCGAAGTTGACTATCCATCCCTAAGCACACTGGGATCGGACTGTGCGCAAACTACATAGAAGGTTACCTTGTTGGCGGTGCGGATGTCGGGCAGCGCCTTCATCACCGGGCCGCGGCCATAGACCTCGCCCGGCGCCTTCATCCAGCGGAAGGCGATGAAGGGACTGTCGTTGAAGCGGCCGGCCGCCAGCGGCACCGCGCGGCCTTCCCAGTCCAGCACGGCCAGGTAGCCGCAGCCGGTCCGCTCCGGCCACACCGCCTCGACCACGCGGTGCTTGCCCGGGCTTTCTTCAGTGCCCTCGATGCCGGGGGGCAGCACGGCGTCGGGGTAGCGGCGGCGCAGCGTCGCGGCATCCAGCGCCGCGGCGCGATAGACGGTGTCGAGACGGCCACTCTCGCCCTCCTCCAGCACCGCCTCGCGCAGCGGCACGGCGGTGAAGCGCAGCGCGGACAGGCCACCCGGCGGCGCCTCCTCCACCAGCAGCACGCCGCTGCCGGCGACGACCAGATCGAGGAAGGCCTGGTGCATCTCGACCGCGAAGTTGGAGCGGTCGAGATGGCCCTGCAGCGTCTCCGCCGCCGCCTCCAGGGCCGCGGCCGCGGCGGGGCCCTGGGCGCTTTCAGCCAGGGCGCGCGACGGGGCCAGGCCGAACCAGCGCGACCAGGGCGGCGTCAGCTCGGCCAGCAGGCTGGCGGCCAGCTGCTCGGCCGCATCGGGGGCGGTCGCGTCATAGAGCTGCGCGCCGCCGGCGCCGGGCGTGCCGGACAGGACATGGTCGTAGCAGTCCTGCCAGACGCCCTCCCACGGGCGGCGCCGGGCCAGCGCCGCGGCATGGCGCGGCAGCAGGGTCTCGGGGGTCAGGGTCAT